AAGAAGTTATCAATGGACGAAGAGATGATTTAGAAAATCAGGATTTAAGTAATGCTGTATTAAACAACATAGATTTAAGCGAAGCCAATTTAACAGGAGCCAATTTAGAAGGAGCCGATTTAAGAGGAGCCGATTTAAGAGGAGCCGATTTAAGAGGAGCCAATTTAAGAGGAGCCAATTTAACCAACGCCAATTTAACTATAACTAGATTAGAAGGAGCTGATTTAGCAGGAGCACATTTAACAGGAGCCATTTTAGAAGGAGCCAGTTTGGAAGGAGCCAATTTAAGAAGAGCCGATTTAAGAAGAGCGGATTTAACAAGCGCATATTTGAGAGAAGCCGATTTAACAGATGCTAATTTGGAAGGAGCCGATTTAGACAGAGCTATTTTAGCATGGGCCGATTTAACAGATGCTAATTTGGAAGGAGCCTATTTAACAGGAGCCTATTTAACAGGAGCCGATTTAACAGGAGCCGATGTAACAGGAGCAGATTTAACAGGAGCCGATTTAACAGAAGCAATTTTAACAAATATAATAGGTTTACATTTAGTACCAATAGTACGTCCATTAATAGATCCGTATCAGGTTCATAGAGAATCCAGCAAGATTAATTATTCAAAACTAATAGAATTTTTGAAAGAAAAATTAAATGGTATAAATATTCCTGAAAATATCAATTATGCTTCTTATATAAATGAAACTATTTCAAAACTTATTGTAGATAGTAATGAACCGCAAGATAAAAAAACAAAACAACAAGAAGGGTTACACAGAATTATGAATGAGAGATTAAATGGGTTTAACTATGGAGAGATGTCACAAAATATTCGTAATTCTATTTATTATGTTTTGGAATATGTAAAACTTCAACCATCTGATTTTCAAAAAATATATATAGATAATTGGATTGAATCATGTGTTACAGATGCGTATGAAGGAATACAACTCTCATGTGTAGTTGGTGTTATAGAAAGATTTATTTTCGCTTTATCCAACGCCTGTATAATTTCATTGTCGTCTGGCGAAAATGCCGAGTATGATATGATCAATAGTATCATTAGACAAAATCCGGATGTCTTAATAACAGAATATATCCAAGATTGGTATAAATTACATAAAACAGGAAGTGAACACGCATTTCCACCTGAAACAACAGAAGCGCAAAAAAAAGAAAATTTAAGAAATTATTTATTAGAATTATTACCAGACGCAGGAGAATTGATAGATACAAAAATAGTAGAATTTGCGGATAATATAGGCTATGAAGAAGATGATTTTTCATACGGAGGCAGAAGAAGAAGAACAATGAAAAAGAGAAGAAGCAAAACTATGAAAAATAGAAAAACAATGAAAAAGATAAGAAGCAAATCTATGAAAAAGAGAAAAACTATGAAAAGAAGAAAAACTATGAAAAAGAGAAAAACTATGAAAAGAAGAAAAACTATGAAAAAGAGAAAAACTATGAAAAGAAGAAAAACATAATTGGAGGAGTTGAGAATTGTAAATGAGAAAATGTGTAAAACAAAACAAAACAAAACAAAAAATAATATACAGTTTATATTATTTTTATATATCAACATAAATATACATATTCATTCGGCTGTCGCCTACAGAATATAATCGAAAAACTTCGACTCGCTCCGCTTCGTCTACGTTTTCCTCCACACATCTGTAACGTTTGAAGCGACTAGATTCCATAACGTAAGTGAAGGAATATCAATTTTATACCATAGATTTAATTTTTCACCAATTTTAACAGTTCCTTTTTCATTTTTGTGAAAATACCTTTCGCATCTTGAATACACTCCTTTAAATGACCCTTAACCGAAGATTTTTCTGTCGCATCTGTGTATGCCACTCTAATAATACTATCACTATCATGCGGATGCATCTTTTTAAAACCGCTGTATGTCATTATTTTGGTCTCATAAAATTTCGTATATATTAAATATTCCATCGCCTTTCCAATGGTATAATCTTCATTTTCTAGAATAATATCAAAACAATTAGACATTGTATTTTGAGCAGTATTTATTTGTAATTCGTCTTTTTCGATAAGAGTATCGAGATCGTCTAATCGTTTATTCAAAATATCACATGCTTTATCTAACAATTCATAATTTGTATATATACCAACAGTTTGAATCGTAAAATCGAAACTATCTTTCTTTGTAATACGTAGACCGTCCAATAAATTCCAATTGTCCGCTTCAAAATTGATCTCTTGTTGGTTCTTACCTTCATCCTTCCATTCTTGCTTTTTCTTGTTTAAAATGGCCTCTTTGGCTACATCGTCCACGGTAAAACCATACGCGCATGTTGACGCCGTATTAAACGTGCCGTCTTGCTTCGCCGTCCCAATATCAAACTCACACGTAAAGCTCAATTTCCCCCCTGGTAACTCATCAGACACTTTAGGTCTTAATCTTACAAGGTCAATAAAATATCCAGTATAGTCATTTGGTGGAAAGATTTCTCTTGTTTTCTCCTCACTTAAATATTTACCGCTAACTAAATCCTTGATTTTAAAATCTTTCGTCGTCACATACATCATCGTATCTGTAATATTTTCTACATTTACTTCTAACAAATAATTTTTTAATGGGAAATCCTCCACTTCTTTTATATGAATTGGAATACAACTTAAGCGTTGTTTCAAGATTTCATTATTTAGGCGACTTGTGTTGACTGTAATATTTGCCTTATTCTCTTCGTATGGCGCGGTTCTAAATACCAATTGAGGAATGTCGGCTAATATTGTCCTACGTACAGCGTTTGCCAAACTAACATTCACTCCGCTAAGAGTGAATGAAAGAATATCATTATTTTCAGAATTAAATTCAATATGAGGATTCATTATATCTATCTATTAATACAATATATTTAAATTATTAAAAATTAATCATTTTTTTTTAAAATGAGTTAAAAATGTAATTCAATTAACTAATTATAGTTTACAAGATGAGTTCAATCTTATATTATAGTAATTTTTGCGAACATTCTAAAAAACTGTTGGAGACGATTTCGAAGACAAATAATTCGAAAGATATTCACTTTATATGTATCGATAAAAGACAAAAGGACGCCAATAACAAGGTATTTATTATTTTAGAAAATGGGCAGAAAATAATTATGCCTGAAAATGTCAACCGTGTTCCGGCGCTGCTTTTATTAAACCAAGGATATAATGTGTTATATGGTGAGGCCATTTTACAACATTTGAAACCGAAACAAGAGGCGGCTGTCAGAAAAGCTACGCAAAATAATATGGAGCCAATGGCATTTTCGTTCGGTGGCGGAGGTTTTGGTGATATTGTTTCTGACCAATACAGTTTTTTGGATCAAGATCAGGAAGCGCTGAAAGCCACTGGTAATGGAGGTATGAGACAGATGCATAATTATGTGGATTTAAACTATGCGGATAACATTAATACGCCGACGGACGAACAAGATTATAAATCAAATAAAATCCCTGAGGGAGTAACTGTGGAACAATTACAACAACAACGTGATTCTGAATTACAGAAAATAACTGGAGGGAAACCGCAAATGAAGTTTTAGAAAAAGGGGAAAAGGGAAAGGGAAAAAAGGGAAAAAGGGAATAAAAAAGAATAAAGAATAAAAGAATAAAAGAATAAAAATGTACTAGAAAATTAATTTAAAGGGATATATATAAAATATTTAGATGTCGACAAATATTTTAACCGCTTTTAATGATCATTTTGTTGAATTTGTATCAGATATTCAAAATGTATTTCCGAATGATGTAGATATTTTAACCGCGAAGAATTCGTTGTTAGCTATTCGCAAGGCAAATCCTAAAATGATTGTTAAAATTTGGACTAAATTTATTGTAGGTAAATATTCTTCGGAAATTGAAGCTGGCAATTTGGAGTTTTTTATTAATAAAGATTATTCGAATGATATTTCAACTACGCAAAATTCGGATAAAATTATGGAATCTATTAATAGATTACGCGAACCTATTAAGCAAATGAGCAGCGAAAATCAGGCCAAGACCATGAAGTATATTCAAAATTTGACGAAATTGGCGGCAATATGCGACAGTAGTAACTAATAGAATTTTTATATAATAATATATTTATTATAAAGTTTAATTTAAACACAATCAATTTATAATAAATATATGTCAGAAGAAACGAAAGTAGTGCCTGAAGAATTTACAAAAGTGATTAAAGATTTTGTCTCTGATATTCGATCTACTTTTCCAGAGTATAATGGACTCATCGAGAAATGGTGGAAGGATACGTCGGCCTTTGCGTCTATTGAAAATGAAGAAGAAAGAAATGCCGCCATATTGGCATCAGAAAAAGATAGCACGGCGACCTTATTTACCTTTTGTCAAAAGAAATTACCTCCTCGATTTTTTGACATTTTGTATCAAAATGAAGATATGTTCAAAGAAGGCTCCGAATTAGATACGGAATTTTTGCCGAAAATTCATTTCAGAGACCTATGGCAGTGCGATATTTCACAAAAAACGCGCGATACCATTTGGAAATATCTCCAATTGATTTTATTTTCCATTGTTGGCTCGCTGGAGAACAAAGAAGCATTCGGAGACTCTGCGAAACTGTTTGAGGCGATTAACCAAGACGAATTTAAATCCAAGTTAGAGGACACCTTGTCGCAGATGCAGGGATTGTTTGATACCGGCGGCGCAGGTCTAAACGCGGATAATATTCCTATGCCTAATGCGACTGATATTCATGAACATATTACTGGAATGTTAGGCGGTAAACTGGGCAAATTGGCGCAAGAAATTGCGGAGGAAACCGCGTCGAATCTTAATATGGACATGGAAAATTGTACTGATATGAAGGACGTTTTAAATAAATTGATCAAGAATCCTACCAAATTGATGGGATTGGTTAAAACCGTGGGAGATAAATTGGATACGAGAATCAAATCCGGCGAATTGAAGGAGAGCGAATTGATTGCGGAAGCGTCGGAACTTATGAAAAAAATGAAGGATATGCCTGGTATGGGAAATATTCAGGAAATGTTGGCTAAAATGGGCATGGGAGGTATGGCTGGAATGGGAGGAGGAGGAGGAAAAGTGAATGTGGCTGCAACGGAAGCTCAGTTAAATCGTCAATTAAAGTTGGCTCAAACAAAAGAAAGAATGAGAGCAAAGGCGGACTCAAATAGATTAGCCAAGGAAATGGCCGCGCAACATCAGGCGGCAAATCCGGTTCCTACAAAACCTGCCATCTCAGAAGAAGAATTGATCAAAATCTTTAGCACTGGCGAGACTGTAGAAAGAACTCCGAGGGGCGCAAAACCGTCGGTACCGGTTCAAAACAGTGGCGCCTCTGGTAAAAAGAAGAAGAATAAGAAGTAGAATAGAAATCTAGATTACAAATAGAGTATATAAACTTTTTTTTAAAAATTTATATATTATATATAATAATGAGTGTTCAATTTTGGTCGAATGATCCTACTATATTATTAAATAAAGATGCTATTTTTGAACTATGGCCTACAACCGATATGTGTTATGAACAAAAATTAAACGCCATTAGCAGATTAATTATTTTAATTTCAATTTTAGGATATATTTTAACAATGTCAATGAGAATTCCTGTTGTTGGGTTTTTTACATTGGTCATTATTGTGATTCTATTTAAAATGAGAAAACAAAAGCTTACGAAGGATATGTTAAATGAGGGATTTCGTGTCGAGGGTAACGAAGTGACTGGATTATTTGATAAATCGAAAAGTACTACGAATCCTGTTACACTAGAAACTGTTTTAAAAACGGATTTCAAAGAGGGGAACAAAAAAAATCCTTTTAGCAATGTTTTACTCACTCAAATTGTGGATGATCCTGACAGAAAAGCCGCGCCGCCATCGTTTAATGTTGACGTGGATGAGGACATTACTACAAGTGTGAAACGAGCGGTTCAAATGATGAATCCTGGTATCAAAAATACGAATAAACAATTATTTGGGGATCTTTGGGAAAATTTCGAATTAGATCAAAGCAATCGTTCCTTTTTCAGTACCGCAAATACTCGCGTGGAGAATGATCAGAAAAGTTTTGGCGAGTTCTTGTATGGGGATATGCCTAGTGCGAAAGAATCGAATACTGCCGGAAATATGCAGCGTGTTGCGGATGCTTACAGATATACTCTATATTAAGAGCATATTGGTGTGGAGATTGTAGTGTAAATTATATAATTTGACGATTATATTATATAATTTATTTTATTTTAGATTGGAGGGGTTTATTTTAGTTTTTTCGATTGACAATCATTGCTTATCATTGCTTAAATGTTTTTGCGTGTCAGTATGTCGAACGAAGTCTTTTTTAATCGACGGTACACGGTGACGATTTTCACAATAAAAGTTTTGGGGTTTTTTGGGGTTTTTTACATTGCTAAATATTAGCAATATATAAAAACCCCTAAAAACAGTTAAATTAACATATTTTTAACCATACCGTTTTTTACCACATTCATCCAGAAAAGTAAGTTTTTTTAATTTCCAAATCATTTCCAAACATCATCTTAGAGTGTTTAGGTATTAACATGCGGTGATAAAAATCACATTTAATATAGCATTTAACGTAACATATAGTAAAAACTAATTATATGTAAGTTTTTTTAAGTTTTTTTTTATTTCCATTATTTCCAATATAGGAAATAAAAAAAACTTACTAAATATGTTAAATTAACATATTTTTACCATCACTGTTTAAACCACTGTTTAAAGGTACCTACACCGTAAATCGTTTAAGCAATAAAACTCGGCTTTTTTGAAAATCACGTATTTATATATATTAATCCAATAGTAACTTAAAGAGATTTATCAATCGCGACTACCTTGGCAATATTTTTGATAATTTTATTTTCATTATCCACGTCTTCATTTCCAGAGCCTCCGTACGCTTCTATATAAATTTTATTAAATTGATCTGATTTTCTAGAATAACTATTGATACAATCCGGATATTTATCTTTAAAGAGGTTAATATTCATGCTGTTTTTTTTAGCAATGTGTTTAATTGCCTTTTTCAGTTTCTTGTTACCTTCTTGCTCTTTTTCCCATTTATCATTGTCTTTCACGTACATAACTTCCCTCTTTGTATCCGCGCAGTGAACCGGTCTTTTGCTAACATCAAGCGCCTTTAGGTTTTTGATAATAATGTCTGAGATTCCGGTAACGAATCCAACTTCTCCAATTCTCTCTAGATCACATAATTGTAATTTTAAAGAGTCTACGAAATCCATAATATTCATTGCATCTTTACATGTTTCGTTTAAAAAGATCTGTAAGTTAAAAGTTTTGTTGTGCGAATTTACGGTATTTGTATTATTTCCGGCATTTTTAGCCAACTCTAAAACCATCCTATTTTGTTCTAACATCAGATCCTTAAATTCGCTATTTTCCTTCATTAATTCTTTATTCTGTTTAACAACTTCTAAAATAAGGTTAGTCAACAATAAATTTTCTTGAGAGGTTTTATCGTCAGCGTCTTCAGAAACGGTTGATGTACTACTACATACTTTTTTATGTTTCCATAAACCTTGGCGATGTTTATATTCTTTACCACATTCGCATACAAAATCGACGGCATTTTGTTGGGTAAATTTGTAATCCTTTTGTCCTCCAGCGTCATCCATTTTATGCTTCCTAGTGAGCAAGTGAAAGTCATAATTACTTTGTTTACAGCATGTAAAGTCACATTTTTTACATATGAAAATCTCGGCATTTTTTGGCATTTTTTTGTCCTCTATATAGAGGACATATAAAAATGCCTAAAGTAATTCGTAATTAATTTAAAAAATTTACCGTCACAAAAATTAAAACTTTTTAAAAGTGTCCAGACCATAAAATTCAATTATGCAGTAAAAATCGATAAAATGGGAAACTATATTGCAAAACCCAAAAATGGACATTTATAAATGTCCAAAATCGACTTTCCCAAAATAGTCTTGGGGTAAAAAATCATGTGTTTTATATATATTATTCCCAAAGTAACTTAAAGAGATTATATTACATTCTGTTTTAATTATGAGTATTTGTGTTATTTCCGGAGTTTTTAGCCAGATCTAACATTATCCTATGTTGTTCTAACATCAGATCCTTAAATTCACTATTTTCTTTCATTAATTCCTTATTCTGTTTAACAACTTCTAAAATAAGATTAGACAACAATAAATTTTCTTGTGAGTGGGTATCGTCCGCAACTTCAACCACAGTATTGTTATAATTACATTTTTTATTATGTCTCCATAAACCAGAATAATCATTATAATTTTTATCACATTTTTTACACGTAAAACTTTTTTTATGCGATTTTTGCGACATATTTATGGAGAGTTCATTGTTTTTATGCTTTATCGTGTTACCATGTTTATTAAAATCAAATTTATTAATTGTTTTATAGTCACATATAGTACATACAAATTCTGGTGTGTTTTTTTGCGATTTTAAGATTGGCAACATTGATATATTAGCAATATATAAAATCGCCTAAATAAATTCTTATTTGTAATTGTAATCCTTTTGTCCTCCAGCGTCATCCATTTTTCACTTCCTAGTAAGCGCATGAATAAATAATTACGCCGTTTACAGCAGATAACGTTACATTTTTACTCGCGAAAATATCGGCATTTTTTCGGCATTTTTTGTCATCCATAAAGAGGACATAAAAAAATGCCGAAAGGTTTTCGTATTTAAAAGTAAAAAATTACCGTCACAAATTTTAAAACTTTTTAAAAGTGCCCAGACCTTAAATTTCAATTATGCAGCAAAAATCGATAAAATGGGAAACTCTTTTGCAAAACCCAAAAATGGACATTTATAAATGTCCAAAATCGACTTTCCCAAAATAGTCTTGGGACAAAAAATCACGTATTTTATATATATTATTCCCAAAGTAACTTAAAGAGAAATATATAAAACCCTTAAAAAATCCAGGAATATTTTTGGTACATTTAGAAATGAATCAAATCCAAACACCAAAAATGGATAAATACAAAAATGAGTAAATCCAAGATTAATAAAAAAATAATGTATATTATATATAAATGGCAAACGTCTCTGGTTATACTTTTGATAATATGGCAAGAATAGGAAATGACTCTTGTTGTGTAGATCAAAATACGATTCAAAACGTGGCTTCATGTAATTATTTGCTTCAAAATTATTTTGCCTCTGATTGCTCCATGAAAAATCCGATCGCTCTTGCTACAACTCAGCCAGGAGTAATGTACAATGGTGGCTACAATTCTGGCGCTGGTGGATGTAATATCGACCAATCCTCGGACTTACAAATCGGAACAATTCAAACACATCCTAGATGCAGAATTGATTTATTCCAACGCCCTTTTGCCACCGTTCCTTATTTAGGACGCGGTTCAGTAAATCCGGTGATGGAGGCTCAAATTCAACAAGGGGAATCTCTCGTCAACAAGAGAAGTATTAATAATTTAAGTGAGAAGAGTTATATTAAGTATCATCAAACTCCTCTTCTTCCAAGTGTTAAGGAGAGACTCAATGATCCTGCCACAAGTGTAGAAGGAGTTGCTTCTGAAGGCTGGGTGCGTGGAGGAGTTCCCTCGCGCGAATTAACTCGTGATGGTGATTTTTTCAAAAAGCATACAAGCTCTCAATATGTTTAAAAAAATAAAACTCATCTGTATAATAAAAATTATATTTTTATAATTTTTATTATTATTATGGTTTTAATCAGAAAAATCATAATCATAATCATAATCATAATCATAAAAGTAATATAAACATATATATACCATTTATATAATGGTATACGATACTCATTATACATGTGTATATAATTCACCAGATGTATTTTTAGAAACGGATCAAGTGTCCGAATCAGAACGCGAGTTTATTCTCGATGTGCTGTATAGACAAGATATATTGAATATTTTTAATATGGAAGACTATAATATCGACGAATTAACTACCTCAATAAATGAATTATATGAAAAAATAAAAATAAACGATAAATTAATAAAAATAATGATCAAATTGGCAGGAGATATTAGTAGTATGGATGAGAAACTAGGCCTAATGATCATGTTTTCATTCGATTATTTATACATAACACATCCATGTATATGTGAATTTTTAGAAACTGGTCAAATTACCAATACATTATTAGATGAGTTGTTGATTAAATGAACTCCTTTGGCTTAAAACAGTCGCCTTTGGCTTAAAACAGTCGCCTTTGGCTTAAAACAGTCGCCTTTGGCTTAAAACAGTCGCCTTTGGCTTAAAACAGTCGCCTTTGGCTTAAAACAGTCGCCTTTGGCTTAAGCTCGCTCCAACCCAATAATTATTTTATTTGTAATTAAAATAATTTTTGTATACAGCTCTAGTTCAGCAGTATCACTATGATTATTTTTAGGTATTAGTTCATTTATCCTATTTATGGATGCTGTTCTATTATACAGAGAATTCTCTTTAACGGTATTTATCAGCATAGGGAAAAGGTGCGCAAATTTTTCGAGTTGTTCCAAATGATCATAAATGTAATTATATATACGAATCGTAACATTCAATTTATATTGGTATTTTTTACTACCAAACTGGTTTTCTATATCATTCGCTTTTGTAATTAATGGGGAAATCTTTTTATCTAATTTATGAACAAATATTGTGTATGGGCTAGAAATCTCATGATTTATTATTTTACCTGATCGAAGATTCATTTTCGAGTTATATTTGTTATTGGTAATATATATTAGTAACAATAATATATTTCAATTTTATTTCCTTTTTCCCTTTATTTCCTTTATTTTATTTATTTCCTTTTATCACCGTCATCAATTCTCGTTAGCATCAATGTCATCGTCGCCACTACCATGATCATAAATGCCAACATCATTTCCATCATCATCTCTATATTTATAGATTATAATCTGTTAAACCCTTTTTTGTATTGTTTTCATGGAAGAGAGGATAATTATATTTCAATTTTATTTCCTTTTTATTATAATTTATAATTTTATATTCCAATATTTGATACAAATATGATGTTGTTATTTACACAATGCTCTTTTATTTTATTACTGACAACAGATGATACATTTCGCATATTTCCAGTTTGAGCATCTTTTACAAAATTATTTTCTATTTTCAGATGAAATGACGCATAGTTTGTTGTTTTTGTAAATTCTGTCAATATTTCAGACGCGTTATTTAATGGGTCATGCCAAATATCTTTACATGTAAAATGAATATCCATAGATGGATTTATTTTTGTCAAATGGTGGAATAATTGGACTAATAGGTTTGCTGTATGATAATCTGTTTCTATTTTCGTGCCACCGATTTCAAAATAGATAGATTTGATTTTTCGAAATTGTTCTAAAAATTGGAATACCTGTAAATCTGTTGCGTAATTCATAAGATTTTCTAACAATATATGATTTTTATCATCTACGCATAATTTTACACCAGTTAATCTGTTATTAAATGGATCACTACTAGTGTAAATGCCACAAAATAAGAGTGTTTCACAATTGATATCACAATAACTGCCAGATTTTAATGGAATCATAGTAAACCCAGATGAAGAGTTTTGAATTTGTTCGCGCAATAAATGTAAATTTTTATTTGAATTAATATCAATAGTATTCACACGCATATCTATTTTTGCGATTACATTATTTATATTCGTTTGAAAATCGTCAATATTATTATTGAGTTGTTTTTCCATATTTGTAATATTTTTTTCCATGTTTTGTTCCACATTTTTCACATTTTGTTCCATAGTTGTAATCTTTTCATCTATATTTTGTTCCACAGTTGTAATATTTTGTTCCATAGTTGTTTCAATATTTTTCATATTTTGTTTCACATTTTTCATATAGTTTTTCATATTTTCTATATCTTCCATACAGTTATTCGTATTTTCAATAGCTGTCTTTATATTTGTAAAATTTGCATCGACATGTTTTTCTAGCGTTTTAATATTTTTTCCAAGAAGTGCGTGTATATTATCATATTTGGTCTCAAGAGTATGACTCATGATTTCATTTTCAGTTTTTAATTTCAGGTTATGTTCATTCATTTGTTGAATTATCTTATTCAATTCTTTATAGAAGGTTTTCTCGAGATCTGAATGACGATCGAATCTGTTTTTAATCATGATGAATATATATAGTATTGTGCATAAAACACACCACGCTATTAATTTTATAATATTATTTTTAACATTGTTAGCAAATAAGTTTATGTCATATGACACTGTAATTAACTCCATTTTATTATATTTGTCATTTGACAAATAATATTATTATTTTCAATTTTTTTTATTCAAAAAAGTATATTATCATTTTATTTCCATATACTTACGATTTTTATAAACTATTTTTTTTAAAAGTATATGTATATAACTATGGCATCCACTCGCAATAAAAATACCCCAGGTAATTATTGTTTAGAACAAAGAGAATATAACGAATCTGAGAATTATACCTTGTATGCGAACTCGCAATATGGTGCGGCATACAATACAAGACTCCCTGGAAATGGATTAAATCCTGCGCAAATTCCTTGGAATAAAATGTCATATAATGCGCCGGATATAGAGTCGTTTTTGAGGGGAATAAACGCAACCAATTTAGTGAAACCGATGCCTTGTTTTGTGCCGGAATTGATGAATTTGGGGTCTGCGAATATATACGAAAAAATGCCGATTCTTTTACCAGAACCTTTAGTAGTAGAAAAGAATCAACGCCCTTTTCCTGTCCCAAATTAAAATATACAAATTCCTTCGACAGTCGTTATCGCTTCGCAGAGGAGTTTAGTCGCTTTTCGCTACGCTTTTCGCTACGCTTTCCGCTACGCTTTCCGTTACGCTTTCCGATGAGCTTTCCGCTGAGCTTCATCTACATTTTCCTCCAAACCGAAAACGAAAACTAAGACAAAACTAAGACAATACTAAGACAAAAATAAACAAAAACATTTTATTTTAAATTAATTTAGAGTTATATCAATTTAAAATATGTTCGCTTTTTATATAAATGAGTAACATTAATGCAAAAAATATAAATAGTGATAATATTACCGTCACAAATTTAATTGTTACCAATATTAATGGACTGCCATATACGAGTGGCTGTAATACCTGCGGCTCGTGGGTTCCTTGCCAAACTTGCGATTATATTGGTCCGGATGTTTGCGAATGTGGGACAGCATGTGATTTTGTTCCGGATGTATGCGATTGTTTTGTACCGCCGTGTGGTGGTGGTGGTGGAGGACCTGGACCAACAGGTCCTACAGGTTTACAAGGCGACCGTTATTTAACCCCTACTTTTAGTAATTTTAGTTCCGCTCCTACCGAAGGCGGTGGCCCAATAACTGTTACGGTAGAAACCGATTTAGCATATATTACAGGCAACTCTATACTTGTAACAAATCTGCCAGATCCATTTAATAATAGATTTGAAGCAACTGTATTATCATATGATCGTGTAACAGGTATTTTAGTATTTACAGGTATCGTTAATTTAAGAGGAACCTGGACCGCAGCAACACCAGCCATTGTAAATTTAGATGGTATTGATGGCCAAACAGGCCCTACAGGTCAAACTGGTGCGGACAGTTCGGTGACCGGACCTACAGGCATACGAGGCCCAACAGGTCCGACTGGACCAACTGGAATTCAAGGGTTAACAGGGCCAACAGGAATACAAGGTCCTACCGGTATACAAGGTCCAACAGGTCCTACCGGAATACAAGGTCCTACCGGAATTCAAGGATTCACTGGAGATACAGGACCAACCGGAATTCAAGGACCAACAGGACCAACCGGTATACAAGGTCCAACAGGACCAACCGGAATTCAAGGACCAACAGGACCAACCGGTATACAAGGTCCAACAGGACCAACCGGAATACAAGGATCAACAGGACCAACCGGTATACAAGGTCCTACCGGAATTCAAGGATTCACTGGAGATACAGGACCAACCGGAATACAAGGTCCTACCGGAATTCAAGGATTCACTGGAGATACAGGACCAACCGGAATACAAGGTCCAACAGGACCAACCGGAATACAAGGACCAACAGGACCAACAGGAATTCAAGGATTCACTGGAGATACAGGACCAACCGGAATACAAGGTCCAACAGGTCCTACCGGTATACAAGGTCCTACCGGAATTCAAGGATTCACTGGAGATACAGGGCCAACAGGTATACAAGGTCCAACAGGACCAACCGGAATACAAGGACCAACAGGACCAACAGGAATTCAAGGTCAAACAGGCCCAACTGGAATTCAAGGCGCGGCTGGAATTAGCAGCGGTTTAGTCTTATATTATGATGGATCAAATTCGTCCGTCTCTCCACCTTCTGCCGCAATCGTGGATCAATTATTAGTTACACCAAACACCGGTACGCAGACCTTAATTACCGTTACAAATCTTACCTCATCTGATGCGTCATACGAATTTGCGAGTTTTGTTACTCCAGTAGGATTACTAACATCAACTGCGATTGTACCTGGATTCTGGACAGCAAATACTTATGCTAAAAAACTAGGCGGCTCAGGTACTTTAGTATATTTTATAGTTATTCAAGAAGTAGCCGCCGATGGAACCACTGTAATTCAAACGTTAGGGACAGGATCAGTCGCCTCAGGAACGGAAATAACGACATTGCAAGAGAATTATCAATATTATGAGTATGTTGCTGTAAATACATTAAATTCTATAAATAGTAGAATTCGTGTAACATTATATGCTAACACTACCAGCGCTTCCGCTAATAGTTTTCATATAGAAATGAGGAATTCGAGTTTGTCAAATATTATTACGACTCTTGCGGCAAATCTAATAGGACCTACCGGTATACAAGGGCCTACTGGACAAACCGGCGCAAATAGTTCGGTAACAGGTCCTACCGGAATTCAAGGATCAACAGGTATACAAGGTCCAACAGGTCCTACCGGACCAACCGGAATACAAGGGCCAACAGGTATACAAGGTCCTACAGGAATTCAAGGTCAAACTGGTCCAACCGGTATACAAGGTCCAACAGGCTCAACAGGGCCAACAGGATTACAAGGCTCAACAGGTCCTACCGGAAATACAGGCCCTACAGGTACATTCGGTCCTACTGGCACATTCTATGGTGATTATTTATATTGGAATAATAACACTCAATTGTGGACGGTTGGATCGCAAAATATAAATATAGGAGGTCATGCTGGGGAATTTTCACAACAAACAAATGCGGTTGCGTTGGGTTGGCTAGCTGGTCAGACCGGACAAGGCACGAATGCGATTGCCATTGGACTTCAAGCAGGACAAACTAATCAAGGAGTAAATTCTGTAGCAATTGGTCAAAGTGCAGGTTCAGCAGCTCAAGGCACGAATTCAATTGCGATTGGTAAATTTGCAGGTCAAACAAGTCAGGCAGCGAATACGATAGTAATTAGTGCTCTGGGGACAGCAGTAACAGGTGCTACGGCAAACGCCACATATATAGCTCCTATTCGTAATATAACGCAAACTAATACTCTAGGATACGATACATCAACAAATGAAATAACTTATTACAGTAATACGTTGACTTTTACTTATGCTTCTCTTGCTAATGGCGCACGCCCTAATTTTCAGCTAAACCCATATGGGACTGGTTTAACAGGCTCTATGTGGCAGTGTTTTTTTACTGGGGACACTGTTAGTTATCCTTATGCTTATATTACTAGTGGAACATGTGCTTATCAGACCAGCTCTGATTTTTATCCTTATATAGGGCAAACTAATAAAGATTTTAATTCCCAAATTAATTTTTATAGTAGTCCAAGCGATGGAAACACTCTTAATTTTGCGCAAGATAGCGGAGGAACTTTAACCAATTGTCGTTTTGTTTTTATACGTATTTTTTAATGTACCACAATTAAGAATATGGTCTAACTCTTTCGACTAACGTCTATAGCGTTCCCTCGCTTTCCGCTGGGCTTTCCGCTACGCTTATAACCGTCGCCTTTTGATACGGCTCGCTCCAAAAACAATAAATTATAAGAATTAATAAAATTTATAATTTATTTATTTACGACGCAAAATGTAATCATTTAATAACTTATTCGATTGATATTCCCAAGACAATGTAGAAGCCCACGTATAATTGGTATGAATAAGTTCTTCTCTCTTTACACGATTTTCCATGATAAAAAATAATTCGGTTAGCGCCTTTTCCTGCCATTCTTTTGTCGAAGTATTGCCTTCAATACAAATGCCTCTAGATCCAACCGTATTTTGTAATGCGGCGAGTCCATTTGTAACCGCAAGTGTTTTTGAGAGGGCCGCTTCTACCGCGGTTAAACAAAATGTTTCCGCAAAAGTACATGGATAAAACCAATATTCTGCGGATTTCCATGCTTCCGAGAGAACTGATTTATTTACCCAACCATGATAATGAATATTTAAACTCTTTTTCCTATTATGAGTTTGATATTCGTCCAGTAACGCTCTAATTTGGATCATTTTTTCCTTCTCAACGGAATTTACCCATTTACCATTTACATCCGCGTAAATATGTAAAGACGCATCCGAGTATTTTTCCACTATCTGGGACCACATTTGTAATAATTCGAGTAGACCTCGATTTGGAAAAGAGGAATAAATAAAACTATTTGCCTTTTTTCCAGAATTTGAATTTGAAATAGCAGAATTTGAAGAAGAATTAGAAAATTGCTGGTTTATCCCATAATAAAAATGCGTGGTAATTGGTTTACATTGTGGAAAAATATTTGTAAAATATTCCACATGCCATTCACTAAGACAAAAGATCGTTTTCAATTTTGGATCCAACGGAATTACTACACCTGTCGGAGTTAGATCATGTAATACCAGATATACGTTTTCGGTTTTACCCTTAATTGCTAGCGGAATATATTCCGAAAAACGGCTAATAATACAAGTATGGACCTCGATGTTTTTAATAAATGGCGTAAAATATCGCAACGGAATATAATCGACTCCTTCAAAGGATGACTGCTCTACACAATTACAAAATACGACCGTCTTAAAATGCCCATTTTTTTGAATATAACGCGCCATTTCAATAATATATGTTTCCGACCCACCAACCCCCTTTGAAAGAATATCCGCCCCAGTCCATGGTTCAAAACCGCCATCGGCAACAAAACACAATATTGGCTTATTTTCAACATTTGACAGACTTTGAAAATTCTCAAGAGACATAGACGAATTTAATTTTACAAAAATTTGATACCATGATAAGATTACATTATAATACTCCGCGCCAGAATTATTCTTTTCTAAAAATAGCGCGCCGCATTTCTCACCCAACACGTAATCTTCGAATTCATAACACATTTGTGTCAAAAATTTCGGTAAAAAATAATAGCTTAAAGTCGGCTTCAACGAATATTGACAATGAACCGGATAACCAATTTCGAACGCCTTTTTAAAATATTCAAACGCAATATTGTTTTTATTTTCCAAATGATAGTGAATACCAATGAAATAGAGAGATTCCGGTCTAGAATTGTCAAGCGCATATGCTGTCAAATATAATTTTTCGCATTCTTCCCAAGGCACGGTGGTTAATTGAAAATTCGCAATACGAGCCGCCTCAAAAACCGCATCTACTTTTTCTTGAATATATCCTGGATTTGGATGGTTCATTCTTTGAATAAAAAAATCAAAAGCTTTCTCGTAATTTTGTAGAAGGTTATATGTTTGCGCAAGATAATAATACGTTCTAGAATTATTTGGGTCATCTTCCAATTCTTCATACAGTAGTTTCAAATCTAATTCTTTACGATCCATAGTTCTGGTTTCCATATAATCAAAACGGCCATCCATAATATATGCGCGATGAAATGGAACCACCACATTTACATTATTATCGTCTTGAACGACCTCGTGTATTTTATATAAATATTTCAGTTTTTTGCTTGTTTTGAGAAGACGGTTTGACCCATATTCCACATCATCGCTTTTAATGTATACCGTGAATGAATCCGCAAATTGATCTCCTCTGGTTTCATTTAAAAATCCTCGTAAATCTCCTTCTATTAGATAAGTGTCGTCAAGCATCAAAGTAAATTCGCAAACATCCCCAGCTAATTCAAGTAATCTATTTCTACTATCGCGAAAATTCTGGAATGGCTCTTGAAACAATTGGCCTTTTTTCTTTCCAACAAGAACTCTGTTGATAATATCTATGGTTGAATCCGTGCTTCCTGTATCTAAAATCGTCCATCTATCGATTAAATGCATGTTTTTTAGAAGCATTTCCTCAAACTGAGGGCCGCCATTTTTTACCATAATACATAAATGGATGAGATTATCGTAATATAATGATGATGTATCTTCGTTATAAAAATAATGAAATTGATGGTAAAAATCATAATAAAATCTTTGTGGAATAAATAGTGAAAGATTTGTATTTACCAGCTCATAACTATATGGATAATTAGAGATATATTTAAAATAAATGGAGGAAACGTTCATGGTGGTCAAAATAATCGGATCATGTTTTTGGAGGAAACTGTTGTCAGAATTAGAATCATTATCAAAGCAAATATCTTCCATTTTATCGGAAAAAATAATAAAATCTTTACCCAGTTTTTTTAAATCCCAGCATATATTTTCAATTTTATAATCCGAAATGTTTTGTTTAATATTTGAAATATGCGCGTCATTAGTATTTAAAATAAATACCTCTTTGAAACAATGTGCGACATTCATTGGTAGAAAACCGCCGTGGGTTGGGTTAAAAAAAATACATTGTGTTACATTTTTATGAATCGTTGACAGTTCCTTTATGAGCGAAATCGTTTGCTCAAAATAACCCAATTTTTCTCGTATTATTAAATGATTGTATTCGTTATGCGTTATTTTATTAAATTCGTTCCAGTTGACATGGTATTGTTTTTTATTTACTTCTATTAACATGTGGGTATATATTTATTTAATGACTCATTTGTGTTTATATTATTTCAGTTATATTTAATAATATAAATTTTTGTTAATTTTGTTAATTTTGCTAATTTTTCAAAAATCAATATTCTGGCGCGTGTTTCTTGAATAAACACCCTTGCGCACTTAGTCCTTTCATATCTACCGTAACCACCGCAGGATTCTGATTCGAACAGTCAGACATCCATATTTTAATAATACAGAAATTTTTTTTAGGAGAAATGGTAATCCCAGTGACATGATTCACAAACTCGACATGTTTGCTAATACTGCCCCCTACAACGACATAACTCAACTCTTTCCAAACCTTATAAACGCTTTTATTAGAGACTTTATATGAAAAGCATCCTCCGTTGCGATTTTTCGGATCTTCCCAAGTTGGTTTTATACCTTCGCGCATCATAAATAACATACAGTTTTCAACCAGAATCGGCGGCATTGTTTCGGTAACAGCTATAATCTCTTCAACTGTCGTAAATGTTGAAATTTTAATATAGCTTTTAATACTCCAATCCGTATTATGAGGTAAATGTGCCCAAAGAGTCCATTTATCTGATAAAATATGATATTCTTCCATTGGTGATGTTTCTGTTGTCATTGTAGTATGCTGGGTTACCATTTATAATTATTAATTCATTTTTTTTTTATATTGTTTTATTAATACTATTTATTTTTTATTGTTTTTTTTCGGATTCTTTGTCTGGTTCTAATTCTTTTTCTTGTTCTTCTAATTTTTGTTCTAATTCTGGTTCTAATTTTTGTTCTAATTCTAATTCTTGTTCTTCTAATTCTAATTTTAAATCCAATTTTTCATACCCATCTTTTACAATTTTAATACTTGATTTATTATCAACTGCTACGGTGGTTACATTATGATCGAGTATTTTTAAAATATAATCATTCACTTTATCTGGCGTAATATCTTTCATAAAATCGCCATAATATTTATTCAAAAAATAATTCATAAATGCGGAATCGAACACATTTGAATCAATATAATAATTATCTGCCTCCGGTTTGAAGTCAATTTTTAATGATTTATCCCCAAAAAATACCTCGGCTAATATAAATTTAATATTCGATTGATCACAAAATAGTTCTTCTTGTTTTACAGGAAGTTTCGTGAGAATTTTTTTATTCACAACCGTATTCTTGGAGGAAAACGTAGATGAAGCGAAGCGAGTCGAAGTTTTCCGATTATATTCCGTAGACGTAGTCGAAGGAATATCATTAGTGGTCTGAGAATAAATGATAAAATCAAAATTGTCCGGTTCCACAATTTCTTTAAACAAATATTGACTATTTATCTCGAAAATAACCTTCCCATCTAACACAAATTCCACGTTTGGCGTATTATCCTCTATTTTGGGACACATGCTATCCAATAATTCCGTTAGCCGAGGATTTTTCAATAAAATATTTTTGTTGAACATATGGATTTGTTTATACATATTTTTTGAATATATTTGAGCCTTACTAATACCATAAATTAAATGATAAGATACATTTACTAGAATCTCCTCATACATTCGAGGATGAATTCTTTTAACATAATCATTTAATAAAACGGCTATTAATGTCGTGTTTAAAACGGCTCCTATAAAGGATACAATCGAAATCAGATTCATTATAGTATTATTATATTATTAATAAACTACATATTTTTAAATAGTTTATGAATATTCTTTTTTTTCCGAACTCCTTCGGCTTCGGATCGCTCCAAACTCGTTAGCTAAATAAATTAGGAAAGCTGCTTTTTAATATTCCTTGGACTAAAGTCTTCAGAATATAATCGGAATACTTCGATTCGCTTCGCTTCATCTACGTTTTCCTCCAACTATATCATTATTATATGGGTTCGGCACAATTATATTCGGTGATTGGTAATATACCGGATTCCTTAATGAGTTGTATTCCGGATCATAAATAATAATATTTCCTAAAGAATCTGTGGATACATTTTTGTTACCCTCAGGCGTATTTGGTTTTTTACACGAATAGTTTAATGAGCCGGTCGTGGTGTTTAATCCGAATATATATAGAAGCATGCTAACAATTACGGTCATAAGAATAAAAGGAATAAATACAATGATCCATGAAACAACACTTAATCCTCGCTCACACAGAATATTCAATAACAATGTAACCATTATCATTACGATTGATTTCATAAACGCGGTATTATAAAGTCCCTTAAATGTATCAATGATTATTTGAGTGATTGAAAATATTAAATAAATAATGGCTGGAGCACATAAATTTATCATTGAGTATCTATAATATATTTACATAATTATATTTTGTATTTTTTATTCGTTAAAAAAAGGTTCGCCTGCTTTCAAATAGCCGACTTTCTTTCCGACATCTCCGTCTTCAGATAGCTCGTAAATAATACCTGAGTCTTCATTGTTTGTACAATATGTTACATCGTCGATTTCAATTTCGAAGAGTTCTTCCTCTACTTCTTCCTCTTCTACTTCCTCTTCGTCTGACTCGGATTTTTCAGTTTCAACTTCATCATCATCTGCCTTTAATTCCTCCTCTTCTAATTCCTCTTCTTCTTCTTCTAATTCCTCTTCTTCCTCTTCTTCTTCTTCTTCTTCTTCCTCTTCTTCCTCTTCTAATTCATCATCAGATTCTTCTTTTAATTCTTCTTCTAATCCATCATCAGAGGCTTCCTCCATATTCAATTTTATATTCTCCTTTTCCTCTTTAATGGTAATAGTAAGATCCATATCATTCGTCAAATCGTGAACTTCTTGTTGTTTCTTTAAAAACGTAATTTCTTTCTTTAATTTGTCTACTTCATCAAGTAATGATTTTATTGTAGCAATATGTGTTAATTCGCTCATAGAATCCGTTTGTGTATCATTATGACTGGTGCTTTGAATATTATTTGCTTTAAGGAGTTCGTAACGCACGCTAGGTAAATTCATGATACAATTATGGGTTTCTTCGTATAATTTATATCGTTGAATAAAATCCTCCATGATTTGCGCCAAACCTGTTCTAGTAACAGTTTCGATGTCATTTAATAATTTATCAGTGTTAAAAGTCGTTTTATTAATATCTACCATTTTAGTATAATATTATATATAACAATTCGTTTAATATGATTTAGAAAATAATTTATCTAATTCATATAATGTCTGATAACATTTCATTTGTTGAAACGGAACAAGTCGATGAAAAAACGCAAATAATATTGAGACAAACTGATTATACCTTAGATGTTGCCAGAGAGAAATTAAAACTCCATAATTTTGATCACATGGCTGTTATAAGAGCTTACTTGGGAATCGCTGAAAAAAAGGCACCGCCTGTAAAATCTCTGAACCAAGAAATTTACACTCAATTGAGGCACCGTTTAGATGGAAATATGCGCGAATATAATGCTAGAAAAGAAAACGGAGAGACAAAAATAGTCTAAGGTTTTTATCTTCTACGCACACTTGTATATTTAAGAAGACACACTATGAAAGGTGATACAAAAATATTTAATATTAACGAATTAAAGAATACTTTTAGGTTAGGTTGTCTTATTAATGTATAAATATGAGGGGATGAGGGGTGAAGGGTTGTTTTTAGGTTAATTCAATATGTTACAAAAAAAAGTGTTTTTATACACGGTTTATGTAAAATGTGATATTTTATTTGTAATGTATATATGAACCCAAAAAACAACCCTTCACCCCTCATCCCCTCATAACAGTCGGCTTTATAACCATCCTCTAATATATATTTTATGTAAGTATATTAGATAAAATATAATAAATATGTCGATAGATGAACATCATTTATCGATTCAAGTTTATTCAGATATTCACATTGAATCTTGGGATAAACTTCCTGAAATAACACCGAAAGCTGAATACTTATTTTTAGCAGGTGATATTTGCGAACTAAACCACAAATTTTTTAATGATTTTTTCAAATATTGTTCTACTAATTGGAAAAAAGTGTTTTATGTTCCAGGAAATCGAGAATTTTATTCGGCAAATAAAAATTACCAAACATTGGATTTCGAATATAATCTGAAACTAACCGAAAAATACAAAAACGTGTTTTATTTAAACAACAATTTTGTTTCGTTGAGTGATGAATTGGATATAGATGTATATGGTACTACATTTTGGACGCCCCCTATTTTTAGTTCCACACGTGATGCTAAAAATTATATAAAAGATTATAATTATATGCGTTATTTTAATTCTTATTTGCATAAAACGGTTGATATTGATATCGCGTTTATGAAACATCTATCGAGTGAATCTTTTAGTAAACTATCCGATCATTTACAAAAGACAAAAAGGAAGACCATTGTCATGACACATTTTCCTCCATTTCAAAATCATTCTTCTAATCCGAAATATGCGGAGAGAATATTTGATATAACCCAAAATTATTATGCGTGGCCGGATAATACGTTACCTGAATTAACCTTAGATCATGTCGCGGTTTGGATAAGCGGTCATACACATTGGTCGTATGATGTAATCAAAAATGGGCGCCGTTTTATATCAAACCAATTAGGGTATAAATGCGAATTAGGTGAAACCGGTGTTTCTGAAGAAGGGTTATTTGATATTATCTGTTAAATATTTATTTTTTTATTTATTTTCTTCTAGTTTTTTTGCCTGGTTTGCTAAGTATAATATTAGTTGATATATTGGTAATACCTGGTATTATTTGAGGTATACTAAATAGTATCGCGTTCATATTTGAAATATAATCTACTGCATAAATTATTACAATTACGACTAAGAATAATAGGAACTTTTCATAATTATTTATAATATAATGTATGATCGATCTTATGTCCCATATGTTAAACTCGTCATAATCATCGTTTATCATTATACTATAGTTAGAATAAATAAAATAAAATAAATAAAATAATAAAATAATATATTTTGTATATTATTTTATGGAAACTAAACGGATCCATTAATAGTTTTGTTGAGCAGCCAATCCGAATTTTTCATTTACAATCGTGTTTTTGCTCTGTTGTTTTTTCTGTAATTTCTTTTTAATTTGGTAGGTATTGGAAGGAATAATTTTGTTGTTAATAATGAAATCGTCATTGTCTTCATGTAGCTCAGGAAGAATACGCGTCAGTGGCTTATCAACTACTAAAAATAAACGCTCGCTTCTGAACAATGATCTAAATTCTTGAATACTCAGATTCCCATAGTATTTTTCCAACATATAATATGGATTGGGCGCAGGTTTAATATTCTTGTTATAATCGTAAATTTTTGAATAAATGTGATTGATTAAATAGTATCTCTCGAATTTGGTAGAGCTGTCAATATTTTCCTCCATCAAATGTGCCGTAGCACATTCCGGACTACAAAAACACCCATACACATGATAAGAATCCTTGATAAAATGTTTTGGAATGTACACTGGCGGATTATCAAAATCACATGTACACCAAAAGCATGCTGATTTTTTATCACTAATATTGTTTAAATGTAGACTATGCTCTAATGTCTTCAATTTTTTCCATACTTCTTTAATATCGCGTTCTTTATGTTTAGATCCGTCATCTTCCGCATAACTAGTTTCACAATCGTCTTCTTCATATTTTGTATTCTCGTATTTTGAATTCTCATTATTTGATACATTTACATTTGAATGTAAATTGTGTTGTAAGGATGATGACACATCTTTTGAATTAATTACTTCAAATGAAAAATCGTTTTTACCTGATGAAAAATTGAAGCTATCTACATTTCCGCCCAACAATGAGGTGGATTGTAAATCTTTTAAAGAACATTTTAAATGTAAGATAATATTTGGTTTAGGCTCCATAGTGTTATGTAAAGGTACAATTTGTTGAATGATTTTACCGCCCTTAGGTTTTCGTCCGCGTTTTTTTGCTCCTACCTTAAGAGGGGTCTCCTCAGGCAAAAAAACGGAACCAATATGGAGATTCTCTTGATTCTCTTGATTCTCATGATTCTCTTGATTCTCATCTATTAAACAATGATCATCCGTTTCTTCAATAGAAACAATAATATTATCTTCTGTGGCACTATTTGTATTTTGGAGCGATCCAGATCCAGAAGTATTCTCTGATACAGACTGTTTTTGTTCTAATATTTGTTGTAATTCCTGCTTAGATTTTCTACCTCGTTTCTTCGCTACTACTACTGCGCTTACAACTTCGCTTACAACTTCGCTTACGGTCGCTTCGCTTATAACGGTCGCTTCGCTTGTACCTGCGTTTATAACAGTCGCTTCGCTTGTACCTGCGTTTATAACAGTCGCTTCGCTTACAGTCGCTTCGCTTACAGTCGCTTCATTTACAATCTTTTTAGTTCTTGCCATATTTAATATATAAGTTAATAACATAAAACTGATTTAAATGGTTTTAAAATATATATAACGAATTTTCCGGATCTTTTATAGTATTTTTATCATAACATTTTCGACAAACCGGAATATAATTATCTGACCCTACAACAGTTTGCTCTTTTTCACATGTTAATCGCATCGAAAATATGCCAGGTGTTCCATCTTTACATTGTGAGCAAAGAGACGTTAGTTTTGTTATTTTATCACACAAAGGAATCAAATCAAGAATCTGACCAAATTTCTTTCTCTCAAAATCCCCATCCAGACCACAAATATAAATTTTTTTATTGTGTTTCAACATATCAATAACTACAGTGTAAAGATCTGTAAAGAACTGCCCTTCATTGATAAGAATAACCTCAGCACTTCGCAACAATTTGTGAGCATAATTATCCGATTGATTACCGGATTCTATAAAACCGGCTTGGGTCCAAATATCATTCAATTTGTTCGCTTGTAAACATGGCGCCATCACTTTATCATGTGTTGATATCATCGTGTCGTGATATCGTTGATCTATTACATGATTAATAATAGCTACCGGAATATTACAGAATGTGCATTGTTTATAAACTTCTAATACTTTTGAGGTCTTCCCAGAAAACATTGGTCCAATAATTAGCTCGAGATATGATGTGGTTATACCAGACGTTGTCATGTTCTTATTATTCATCTAATATATCTGTAATATTTTATTTCAATTATTTTTACTAAAAAATAGAAATAGAAAATAGAAAATAGAAAAAAGAAAATAGAAAATAAAATAATATAAAATCCGGTTTAAAAAGAATTACCGTATATTTAATTAATGACAACAAATGGATTCGTATGGGTTGAAAAATATAGACCAAAAATATTTGAAGATATTGTATTAGATCCTTTAAATAGACAAATTCTTAAAAACATTATAAGTACGTCCTACTTTCCCAATTTGCTATTTTATGGTCCGCCTGGAACCGGTAAAACAACCACGATTATAAATCTAATTAATGCGTATCAAGACAAAATCGGTATAAAAAATAAAGATCTAGTCATCCATTTAAACGCCTCAGATGAACGAGGTATCGATATAATTAGAAATCAAATAAGTTATTTTGTGAACTCAAAACCCTTATTTCATGGTGGAATGAAATTTGTTATTTTAGATGAAGTGGATTATATGACGAAAAATGCGCAGCAGGCGTTGCGTTATCTATTACAAAATTACTCCAGCTCAGTCCGATTTTGTTTGATATGTAATTATATTAGTAAAATAGACGAAGGGTTGCAGAACGAATTTATACGATTGCGTTTTAATCAATTGCCAAAAAAGGAGATTATTACATTTTTGAAACATATTTCAGACGCAGAAAATTTAAATATGAGCGAACATTCTCTCGAATCTATACAAAAGTTATATAAATCTGATATCAGGAGCATGATCAATTTTATGCAATCGAATCAAGATATCGTAAAAATCCAACAAGATAACCCAATCCCTTTAGCTAACACTTCTGGTTTCACTTTTAATATTATTGGAAATAATGTATGGGAATCGCTTCTGGATAAAATAGCAAAGAGAGAAAAAATAGAATCCATCGCCGCATATATGTATGATATAAGCACCCAATACAACATTGACAAAAAAAATATAATTAAAGATTTTTTAAATTATATTATTCGAAATAAATCCTCTATGGTTACAAGCGACTTTTTGAAATTCGTTGAAAATTTGATGCATTCACAAAATTCAAACAGCAACATCCATATATATTATTCTTTGGCGCGGTTGTCATCGTTTGTTTGAAAGGAGGAAGAGGAAGAGAAGGAAGAGGAAGAGAATGAGTCGTATAATGACATTCTCATATTTAATTTATGCATAAAATTGTTTGGAGGTGAACTCTTAAACGGATCAAAAAAATTCTGCTTTAAGCTATATTCCCCCTTAGGACTCAAATTATTGTTATATGTAGTTAAGTTTTGCTTAATTGGAATAATAATACTCCTTTCATGGATGACGTTCGAATTTGAATACATCTCCTTTATATTATATAATAAAGAAAATAATTGAAATAGAATGAATATAAAGAATATAAAGGTAAAGTGAAAAGTGAATATATGGCTATGAGCGCAATCGATGAAGAGTGGGCAAATTTTATATCATCAGGATATAGTGATGATATAATATCAGATGATGAAGAAATCGATGAAATTCTAAAAAATGGGGAAGAATATATTTCGGCAAATATTTCGTCAGACTTGACATCAGAGTCTCCTAAATCTTCTAACATATATATTTCCACCAAAACCAAAATAGCCTACTTAAATAGACACATCGATTTAAAAGAAGTATTTTGGAGAGTACCGGTTATTTCGTACGCAACTCCGTGTAATGGTGTGATTAAAAAACAGATGAAATTTAATTCTATTGTCGTGGAAGAGCTAAATTGTATTCATGAAAAATTGAAACATGAGACATATTTTGAAGAACACGTTATTACAAATATTAATAATCCTGAAGGGCGCATTAAATTTAAAGATATTAGAAAAGTAAGCATTGGTATCAGCAAAAAGGATATTATGTCTTATCGATGTAAAAAGAAGAGCGCATTTTACAATTGTTTTGTATTAATACTTCGCATGAAGGTGAAAGAGATGTTTAAAGAATTCCATATCAAAGTATTTAATACCGGCAAATTGGAGATACCTGGTGTTCAAAACGAAGAAACGTTTGGAATGGTACTGAATCTAGTTATTGAAACTTTACAGCCACATATTAGCGAGCCGATTGGTTATAAAGAAGATAGTTTGGAAACGGTGTTGATTAATTCGAATTTTAATTGTGGATTCTTTATTAATAGAGAGCTTCTTTATGAAACGTTGAAATTCAAATATAATATTCAATCCATATATGATCCGTGTTCATATCCAGGGATTCAATGTAAATTTTACTATAATCCGGAAGTGGGGATACAAAATGGCTGTCAAATTTCCGAAGACAATAAATTATTATATACAAATATCGTACAGGTATCATTTATGATTTTTAGAACAGGAAGTGTTCTGATTGTGGGAAAATGTGATGAAAATGTATTGATGCTTATATATGAATTTTTAAAAAATATATTTACTACGGAGTATAAACACATTTGTCAAAAAAATACAGGCGCGAATGGCGCTGAAAATATTATTGCGAACAAAGACAAAAAGAAAAAAATCAGGAAAAAGAATATTATTGTAAATATTGTAGAATCCGAGACAGAATCAGAATCAACAGTATAATAATAATTAATGTAAAAGCCATGTAATAAATTTGTCAACGCCATTCGCGTCTTGTAAACGAATGTCACATTCTTCTGTATATATTTTTTTTTCACCGTTCTTGATGATACTCGGTTTTTTTACAAATTTTTTGATCAATAATTCACAGATATCAAAAAAGGATTCTGTATTGCTTATTTTGTAATATAGCTTGTCTATTATCGTTTGTAAACGACGAATATTGTCTTTTTCTTGTATATCACTATTATTCATATTGTAAATTTGTGTTGCTATTTGTGCGAAGATAGTTATATACTTATTATGAGCGCCGTTATTAGAAGGATCTTTTATTATTTTATACATAAACGTGGTATATATATTTATGTATATGGATATGAGATCCCATTTATGTTTCGTTTCCTCCGACATGGCGACTATATTTTTTTTACATTCATTATTGATTTCAAAGATAGTCTTTTTATAAACATACGTAGCAGCGTCTCTTGAGCTTAACTGTAAAAACATTTTCTCTTCTTCCGAGATTTGCCCTACGAATTCAACATAAAAATAAAACGATTTTTGACTATGAAAATAAGTCAAATCTATATTCTTAGTAAAATATAATAAATTTAAAAATACATGGGTTATGGTATCTAAACCGCGAGTAATAATAAACTGCGTAAGAGGCTTATTTCTTATTTTTATATTTTCTGTGATAAATTTGAAATATTCTACTACAATATGATAATATGTATACACAACTTCATTTATAGTGGGTTCTATATTTTTTTTAAAATTTTCAATATTATGTAAAGAATGAGCGATATCTTTGTTTAATATTGAGGTTTTTATCATATTTCTTATTATATTAATAATGTTATTATTAATAGTTATCTAAATTGAAATAGTTGAACTAAATTAAAATAGTTGAACTAAATTAAAATATTTAAAAATAATAAGTATTTAAAGACTAAAAATCTAAAATTATATAAAATGACGGAACAGAAACCAGTTGCTGCTGAATTTAACTACAGATTACCATCAGAAGTTACTTTAAAACATGCGACAAAACTTGCCATCGTGGAAGATAAGCCAATTTTGTTGGATTATTGGACCGCTTCTCTTGATAAAAAGGCGTTGGTTGGCGCAAAGGATAGTGGCGAGAAATTGCTTGTCAAATCTGAAGACGAGTATACGTCTACTATTTCCAAGTTTTATAAAAGTGGAACGGAATATATTATTATTACTGAAAATTCGATTTATATTGTATCGAATGATATTCCTACTAGAAAGATATCCTAAAAAAATAAAATTGATTCAAATAATATATGGTTTATCAAGACAAACTATATATTATAAAAATGTCTACTTCAGAAGACGTATATTGGCTATATGAACGAAATAGTAAACAATATACCGATTGTGTAAAATCTGGCAATAAAAACACCTGCGCCACTATTTGGAATAACGAGTGTTATTGTCATGAAAACGCGCCAGTATGTCCTTTTACAATTGGACATCAAGATATGGAATGTAGAATGAAGGTAAAAACGTATATAAAACATGGCGAGGAATGTCCGATTTGTATGGAGAAAATCATAAATAAAAAAAGCGCTTATTTAACCGGATGCGGTCATTCCTTCCATAAATTGTGTATATTTAAATCTTTTGAGGCAAAATGGAAGAAAAAATATTGTAGCCAATTTAGATGTCCGATGTGTAGATCAAATTTGGGCGTCATTGATATGGGAGATAGGTATAATACGAATACAAATACAAATAGAAATATATGTGGTTTAGACCAACTAGAAAATTTCTGGTTAACCAAAGAATTTAAATTAAATCACTTTTGTGGCAATCATTTTCTAGGTATGAACCGGCAGTGTAGTAAATGTAAAACATATGTCGAAACCGGAGAACTTCCTTAGAACTCCATATACAAAATAAATTTATTATACAAAATAAACTGCCATTTGAATACCTTTCACTTCAAACCCATTTCTCATATAATTTTTTTTTAGATTTTCATGGCAATCTAATATTACTTTGTAACAATTTTTCTCTTCTGCGTATATTTTTAACTTATGTAAAATAGTTTGACTCAGATTATTGCCACGAAAGGCGGATTTCACTACGATATCTTCAATATGGCCGACATTTTTACAACCATGAATAATTTTTGGTTCAATTATAATGGTTCCTGAACATATAATCTCTATATTCCTTCGAATAAAGTCTTCATAATATAATCGGAAAACTTTGATTAAATCTACGTTTTCCTCCATATTTGTATTTGTAATATTCGTTCCTTTAATAAAACCGTCATTATTATATATATATCCAACAATTATATGACCGCATTTATGGATTAAGCTAACATTTTCTAAAAATGTCTCAGTATCAACTGGTTCAACAACGGTTAATTCTGATAATAATTCCAAATAATTGTCTTTGATATGTTGTATACAATCCGGATATGTATCGATAAGATCGAATAAGCTGGAATAATGAATTGTTGTATTCATTCAAAATATTATATAATACTTGATAAATAATTATATTTAAGTATTATATATAATATATGTCAGCTTTTGGAAGTGGAAGTAATTCAAATGGGCAATTTTGGTATGGTCAATATGGGTTTTTATATAAGAAGAATGTTGGAGTAGGTGGTAGAAGAAGCACCAAATTCAATCCTGGCGGAAATATTACTTGTAATAGTCACACCTATTTATATAACAAGTTTAAACCTGGTGGGGGAGGTGTAGGCGCATCTTCCATCGCAAATAGACGTGCGAAAAATAGATTGGCTACTGTATGCGAGGGCCAAAAATGCTTCCCTTGCTTCAATACACTTGGGCAATATAGCAACTATACGAATAATCCAAATGGGTATATACCATGTCCTGCATCTCCGTCTGATACAAGAAGGTAAAAATTATATGAAATAAACTTAAAGTGTTAGATTCATTTCATAATATATTATATTCGAAAATATGGCAAGCAATATGTTTCATTTATTCAAACATTTAGTTGGTCCAAATAAAGCGCCTATTTATGCTATAATTGCGGCACCACATTTAATATACGTAGCTTCCACGCGCAACGAGGACGAAATCGTCATACATAAAAAATATAAATTTACATGTAATGGATTTACAAATTTTATGATTATTGATCAAACTGGTAAACATTATAATGTAAATAATAGTTTGTGGTTTTGGAAATGGGACTCCATTGAAGATTGGTGTAAACTAAATAAAGGAGATAAAATAAACATTGAGTATTATGGATATCGAATTCCCTTTTTAGGAGTATTTCCAAATATTGTTAATACCAATTATGAAGCCCCTTCGTCGGATTCCGTAACAAATGATATTGCCCTTTTATCAGTGATTTAATTTTATCCATGATTTAATTTTATCCATGATTTAATTTTATCCATGATTTAATTTTATCCATGATTTAATTTTATCCATGATTTAATTTTATCAGTGATTTAATTTTATCCATGATTTAATTTTATCCATGATTCCATATATAATTAAGTATTTCATAATATTTAATTATAAATATAAGCCCTCTATGAGAATTGAACTCATGACCTCCAGTTATCTAGTAATAATTTTGATACAAGACTGGTGCTCTACCACTAAGCTAAAAGGGCATAATAGGAGGTTAAATGAAATTTTTGTTTTTATTTGCTTTGTTAAATTTTTATAATAATTGAATCCCATTTTTTCTGCTTTCCTTTGTATTTTCTTCTTTCTCCTTTGTCCTTTGTCCTGTCGTCCTTCGGCCCTCTAATCTATATACACGAATGCTATATACACGAATACTATGTATTCTAATCTATGTACGATAATTATACTTTATATACGAATCCTTCACTAACGCTTTAAAACTCCTCAAAAAAATCAATACATTTTCAACCCACTATTTTTACTATATGATGATCACCATGTAAAAGCAAATGTTCTACCTGATAATAGAACTCGTCCAGGAAAACACCTAATGAGCTAATATTTAACGCGCGTTAAACTCAATGGACGCAACTTCATTTAACCCCCCATATTATAAAATAGAAATGGCTTTAAATTATTTATGGAGCAATATATATTATTTATGGTGTATATGTAATTTTTCTGGGTATTAATGGGTCTGAAGAAATGAGTGTTTTTTGTACACCGGTAGTACCTACTGTGCCTAATGTAGCGTAACTAATTGTTAAATCATTGTAAACAGTTATGACTGAGACAAAAGTATCTAACATATCTTCGGTTAAATCCGCAGCACTAGCTACTTGTCCTGCGATTCTTGCAGGAAGACTAAAAATATAAAGATTTTCAACCGAAGTAGTCGCAAATACTTTTGTTCCAGTTGAATTCATTGATATTGATGACCATGTATTTGATCCTGCAGTAGTTTGTTGTAACCAAGTTGCTCCAGAATTGGAGGACGTATAGATATAACCAGGGTTAACACATGCGACTAATTTTGTTCCGGATGCATCCGACGCAACTGATTGCCAATTTCTTATTGCGTCTGATGTTTTTTGTACCCAATTTATTCCAGAATCTATAGACGTATAGATATACCCATTTTGAACACTTGCTACTAATTTAGTTCCATCCGAATTCGATTTAACTGAAATCCAATTTTTTATTCCTGAATTAAGTTGCTCTGTCCAAGTAGATCCAAAATTGGAAGACGTGTATATATAACCGTTATAAACACATGCGACTAATTTTGTTCCGGCTGAATCCGACGCAACTGATTGCCAATTTCTTGACCCTGAACTATTGGCATTTGCTGACCAAGTTACTCCAGAATCTATAGACGTATATATATAGTCGTTATAAATACATGCGACTAATTTTGTTCCAGTTGAATCCGACGCAACTAAACTCCAATTTTTAATTCCTGGATTAGTTTGTTCCGTCCAAGTTACTCCATAATCTATAGAGGTATAGATATAACCGTTGTTAACACATGCTACGATTTTCATTCCATCTGAATTCGATGCGACGGAATACCAATTTCTAACAGTGTTTGTTGACCTTGATGTCCACGTTGCGCCACTATCAGTGGATGTATAAATATAACCGTTAGAAACACATGCTACTAATTTTGTTCCATCTATATTAGAAGCTATTGATCGCCAAGTTAACTTATATATATTATATCGTGTTGACCAAATGGCTCCAGAACCATCCGTGGATGTGAAGATATAACCAGGGTTAACACATGCGACTAATTTTGTTCCGTCTGAATTTGACGCAACTGATTGCCAATTTCTTGAAGCATCTGTTAGTCTTGGTGTCCAATTTGTTCCAGAATTTGATGATGTATAGATATAATCGTTAGAAACACCTGCGACTAAATTTGTTCCGGCTGAATCAGACGCAACTGAATTCCAAGCTTTGGATCCTGAATTAAGTTGCTCTGTCCAAGTTACTCCAGAATTGGAGGATGTATATATATAACCGTTATAAACACCTGCGACTAATTTTGTTCCGACTGAATCTGACGCGATTGAATTCCAATTTTTAATTCCTGAATTAAGTTGCTCTGTCCAAGTTACTCCAGAATTGGAGGACGTATATATATAACCGTTATAAACACCTGCGGCTAATTTTGTTCCGGCTGAATCCGACGCGATTGAATTCCAATTTTTAATTCCTGAATTAAGTTGCTCTGTCCAAGTTACTCCAGAATTGGAGGATGTGTAGATATAACCGTTAGAAACACATGCGGCTAATTTTGTTCCGGCTGAATCCGACGCAACTGAATTCCAAGCTTTGGATCCTGAATTAAGTTGCTCTGTCCAAGTTACTCCAGAATCTATGGAGGTATAGATATAACCGTTGTTAACACCTGCTACTAATTTTGTTCCATCCGAATTCGACGCGACGGTATACCAATTTCTTGTAAGATCTGTTGCGCGTGGTATCCAAGTTACTCCAGAATCATTAGATGTATATATATAACCGGCAGTATTACATGCTACTAATTTTGTACCATCTAAATTCGACGCGATTGATCGCCAAACAATTGGTGTATATAAAACATTATTTATAGCGTTTGTTTGTGCCCAAGTATTTCCAACATTGACAGATGTATAGATGTAATCAAGGTTAGCACATGCGACTAAATTTGCTCCGTTCGAATTCGACGTCACTGATTGCCAATTTCTTAACCCTGAAGCAGTTCGTTCTGCCCAATTTACTCCAAGATTTATAGACGTATAGATATAACCAGGGTTTACACATGCGACTATTTTATTTGCATCTGAACTAATTGATATTGAACTCCAATTTCTTACTCCTGAATTAGTTTGTGCTACCCAATTAGTTTGTCCAGCATCCTGCGACGTATATATAACACTCCCAGAACTACACGCGACTACATTTAATCCGGTTGCGTCTGATGCGATTGAAGTCCAATTTCTGGATGCGTCTGTTACTCTGCGTTGCCAAGCTAAAGTCGCGGTGGACCTATATAGATTACCAGGGTTTGCACATGCGAATAAGTTTGATGCGTTTGAATTCGACGCGACTGAACTCCAATTTTTTATTCCTGACTGATCTGCATTTGTTGACCAAGTTACTCCAGAATTTGTAGACGTATAGATGTAACCTGGGTTAACACATGCGACTAAATTTACTCCAGTTGAATCCGATGCGACTGAAGACCAATTTCTTATAAGGTCTAATGTTTTTTGTATCCAATTTTCTCCATAATCTGTAGACGTATAGATATAACCAGGGTTAACACATGCGACTAATTTTATTCCGGATGCGTCAGACGCCACTGAAGTCCAATTTCTTGACATATCTATTGTTTTTTGTGTCCAGTTTATTCCAAAATTACTAGATGTGTAGATATAACCGCCGTTAACACATGCGACTAATTTTGATCCGTCATAATTCGACGCCACTGATTTCCAAGTTTTTGAAAGATAATCTGTTTGTATCAGTATAGGTCCATGTGAAATTGTAGGTTGATTCGTTGATGTAAACGCCATTTATATACTTTAATATATATTTCTAAAGAGTTTCTCTTAATTTCACCATTTGTTCCTCGGTTAACTTCTCCGGAAAATCTACATGAAAAATGACATTCAAATTACCAATATGATCATCGCGAGTTAACCCCATTTTCGGTATTATTTTACGATATCCTTGTTGAATGATATTTCCACTATTGTTATTTAATGTGTAAGATTTACCATTAATATATTTTATTTCAAATGAAAATCCACACAGCGCATCTTTTAAGCTTATATTTTTATCTAAAATTAGATCTAACCCAGCTCGTTTAAACAAGGTATCATTTTGAATTTTAATGAATATTTTAATGTCGCCTTTATTAGTATCTGTTAGAACATTACCCTTATCTGCTAATACAATCATCTCATTATCATCCGCTCCCTTTGGAATCGTAACATATACCGTTTCCTTTTCAAAAATTTTATTCCCACTTTCGATTATCCATCTTTCTATATCAACTGGAACCGTCGCACCAGTCAAAACTTGTTCCAAATTGATTGTAACTATTTTTTGTATGGGTGGCGGTTTTTGTAAAGGTTGATGCTGCGCAAAATTCATCGGATGACCTCCGTGAAAAACATGAATTTTCGCACCTGGAGGCATACCAGGGAATCCAGGGAAACCTCCGCCTCCGCCAGGGAAACCAGGAAATCCTCCGCCAGGAAATCCACCGCCAAAAATAGCACTAAATATATCGTCCATAGGTACACCATGACCGGACATATTTGCGAATGGATTTTTACCCACCATATCATATTCATTCTTCTTTTGCTCGTCTCCTAAAGTCTCATATGCTTCATTAATTTTCTGAAATTTACTCACGCATTCAGTATTACCAGGATTTTTATCCGGATGATGTTTCATAGATAGCGATCTATAAGCCTTTTTAATTTCATCTTTGCTGGCGGATTCTTCCACTCCTAAAATATTATAAAAAGACTCGGCGGACATTTAATAATATTGTCAAAGATATACTTAAATAATTATTTACGTATAATATAATTATGGAATTAGAATATAAATTATTTGTCAATAAATTTCAACCGGTATATTTTGATGATTTTGGAATTGACCAGGAAATCATTCAGATTTTACGGACACTTATCCTTATGGATAATTTAAATATTTTGCTAATCGGTAATATGGCGTCCGGAAAAACGGCATTATTAACGACTCTTATTCGAGAATATTACGCAGGTATTTCATCAAAAGAATACGAGGGAAATATTTTATATATTAATAGTTTGAAAGAACAAGGTATAAACTATTATAGAACGGACGTGAAAACCTTTTGTCAAACATGCTCTACTGTTAAAAACAAAAAAAAAATTGTTGTATTAGATGATATTGACATCATAAATGAGCAAAGTCAGCAAGTATTTCGCAACTGTATCGACAAATTCAGTCACAATGTTCATTTTATTTCATCTTGTAGTAATATTCAAAAGGTAATTGAAAGCCTTCAATCTAGATTCACCATTATCAAAATAAAACCATTAAAGAGAGAAAATTTAATTCATATTATTAATAATATTAAAACAGTAGAAGGTATTGAAATTGAGCCTGATGCCGAAGAATTTATTATAAACATTTCAAATTATACGGTGAAAATATTGGTGAATTATATGGAAAAATTCAAGCTACTTGGGGAAAAAATAACACTAAAGCTAGCTAGTCAAATGTGTACGAATATTAGTTTTTTTACATTTGAAGAATATACGAAATTAATGAAAAACAATAAATTAGATGATTCTATAAAATTAATTTATGAAATTTATGATAAGGGATATTCTGTGATGGATATTTTAGACAATTATTTTTTATTTGTTAAAACTACCAAGCTGTTAAATGATGACGAGAAATATAAAATTATACCATATATTTGTAAGTATATCACGGTATTTCATAATATTCATGAGGATGAGATCGAATTAGCTCTTTTTACTAATAATCTAATTGGAATATTACTCCAAACTCCCTCAGCTAACGCTATCATTACGTAAAGGAATATAATGAGAAACTCTTTCAAAAATCATGAAAAATGTTCCGTATGTATAATTAAATTATATGAATATTATAACATGTCCACGCAGATATTTAAGAAAAATGTACCAAATCAATCTTTATTTGAATTATTAGATTTTATCTGTCTTAAAAATGAAAAACATTATACATTTAATAATAACTCTTTTAAAAAGGGGGTTTTTACAGAAAGTATTCCAAATTTTATAAAGGAATGTAATTCATATTATCATAATTCGAAAAAAAAATATTTAGAAAAAAAGTTGACTTACAATTCTTTTACTACTATATTACGACAAATATGTAATTTCAATAAAATTACATATACATCTCAAATTGTCTACGATAAATCAACATATGATAATGTGTATTATATATTTTTTGTTATATAATGTTTGTTATATAATGTTTGTTATATTTTTTATTATATAATGTTTAATATCGCCTCTTCGACCAACCAACCTTCTTTCGATTTCGTTTTGTCTTACCTCCTTTTGGTTTGGGCTCATATATCTCAGGCTCATCAAAATAATCCAGCGGCATTTCCTCAATATCTTCATTCACGGTTTTATTATCGGTATTATCTCCGACAGACCCATACATAAATAGTCCTAAACCTCCGACCGCAAGAACGGCTGTTGCTAACAATAGCGATCCTGTATCATTCATAATTATACATAATTGTTTTTAATTTTTTAATAATAATTAAACACATTTCTCAACATTCTTAAATTACTAAGCAACTGTTTCCTATTGTATTTCTGATTATCATATCCAGTAATTTCATATGACATATCTTCGTTTTCTACTAAAAACTCGAATGTAATATTTTCTGAATAATATGATAGATTATCATAATTATACAATGTATAACTCCATAGGTTCGACTTACAAATGGTGAAACTAATAAAATCAGCTAATGATTTCGCATCTTCGCACATAAAAGAATATGGTACAAACTCTCGCGCAGAGTCGTCAATTCTCTTTCCTCTTACGATAAAATGATCTTCGTTTGAATCATATACGACAAACAAAGTATTATCCAGTTTTTTCGATTCAGATTCGACTTCCTCAATTTTCAATACTAAACAGTCTTGGTTCGACATTCTATAGTAAATATTATAAACAATTTTTAAGTAGGTTTATAATATTATATTTTTTAACGCGATAAATGATCTTGTTTCATCAGGTTATCCCCTAAAAAATTGGGTTTTAAGCCGTAATACGGCGCGTCGCTGGGTACACGCCAAAATCCGACAAACTTGTTCTCTATTTCTTTATTAACAGCCGGCGTCAACGGTTCCAAAATATTGCCTCCTTCCGCCTCATTTACCAGCAAATAATTCCCAATTATCGTGTCCGATTCCAGCACTTGTTTTGCGGACATTCTTGCAAACCATTCATATTTTCGTCGATTCAATACTTCATTTGCCGGTATAAGAATACCATACGTTCCCTGGTATAAATTCAAATAATGATTTGACATTAAATCTTCTAGTAATATAGGCCTTTCATCAATTGTTTTTGTGCCAATATCCACCCCAGCAATCAGGTTGATTTCTTTATGTTGAACACGTTTTTCACACCATCTGTCGAAATCTCCTACAAATTTGGATTCCGCTGTGAAATCGCGTGATACCGTTCGCTGAATAAAATCGATTAATTGTTGCACCATATCGCAGGATTTTGGCGCGCCGCAAAATGAAAGGCTGGGGTAATAATCGAAGTCAGTAGATGTTATATTGCGATCTGTTGTTTCACATAAGAACATTTTTCCGCCTCTGGTTCCCTTGTTGTATAACCCACTCAAGTTTTTAATACACACAAATGAAATAGGGCACAATAAACCGCCGTAAGTGTGAAGCAGTTTCATTAATCCTAGTGTTCGCATATTGGCTAAAATAGGATCCGAAATGCGCGTCATGTCGACGGACCATCCAGGGATCAATCTTTGAAACGCATTATCGTCTATAATACAAATGGTAAATGAATCGTCGCATCTGGCTATTATACTTTTTACTGTTAAATATAAATAAGGTTGATTTAAGTCGAGCGAACTACGTGAGCCAAAACTTAGCCATTTGCGCGAATTGTATTCATATGGAACATGAATCCACAAAATGGGCTTTTTACTCTTAGCTAAAGTAACATCGTCCAATAAATACTTTTGGATTGTTTCGTAATTTTCGCTATTTTCTTCTTTTAGCCGCTTATCTTCAAATTTTCTATACAATATACCTAGAACAATAAGAATAAAAAATAGAAATATATAATTGGTGGAAGTTTTCATATATATTTATTATATTATTATAAATTTTTAGATATTGTCAGATATATTTTAGACCTAGGTTTTGTTATTAGAGAGAATATTGAATATTGAATAATCGATAATATATAATAGATAATTATACTATTCACAAAATACTTAAATACTTTGTGAAGATTACATGTATTATGAGTGAAATGAATGATCTAGATATATATAATGAAAAATTAAAAAGATATACATCCAGTATTCACAATTCGAATTATATTTTTGAACTTACTAAAACTTGTGGTTATGGTGAGTTTCTTATCATTCGTAAAGATAGCACTTTATTAGATCTCTATAAGACGGTATCTATAGAGTCTACTTATGGACAAATACATAGATTGTTTGTTAAAAATAATGATACATTTGAAAATATTACTATCCCCATTAATGAGCAGATGACCATTCGCGAGTTTATCAATAAAAACGGCTTTATTCGTCCAGTGTATAATATATCGTGTCCTGTTGTATATGTAATATATTTAGATGATGGGTTTTATCATGAGCATACATGTACAACATGTAAATGTTAGATTTTTATGTCGGATTATTCGCAAGGGCTACAGTCAAATGCGCACCACATCGTTTAAAAAATTTGTGTAGTTCTTGTGGGTCGGAACCAGTGATAGCATCATCTGGTATATATGTATTATTGCCCTTTTTATAACATAACATAACCGGTATACCATTTACCATCTTTTTACTTTTTAAAAAAGAATAGAAATCAAAACATTGGTCTATATCTATGTCGGCACATACGACTTGCGGCGGCGAAGAGGCAAAAAAAGCGTGAACTACGTGTTTTATTTGTTTACAAGGTCCGCACCATTCGGCTCCTAATTTTATAACGATTAATCCTGGATTATGCTTTAATAAATGAAAAAACGTATCTCTTGTTGGTATTTCGCTTATTATCTCCTTGGACATAATTGGTTATATTTATAATAATTATTATTTATTATTATAAATAACTTATTATCACATACTTTTGTCAATAAACACCACTTTGGCAATGTTCTTGATAATTTTGTTTTCATTGTCTACATCTTCATTACCGGATCCGCCATATGCCTCAATATAAATTTTATTAAATTGATCTGATTTTTTAGAGCGACTGTTGATACAATCCGGATATTTCTCTTTAAAGAGATTGATATTCATGCTATTTTTTTTCGCAATGTGTTTAATTGCCTTTTTCAGTTTCTTGTTATCATCCTGCTCTTTTTCCCATTTATTATTGTCTTTCACGTACATGACTTCCCTCTTGGTGTCGGCACAGTGAACCGGTCTTTTACTAACATCGAGCGCCTTCAGGTTTTTAATAATAATGTCTGATATTCCGGTGACGAATCCGACTTCCCCTATTCTCTCTAGATCACAAAGTTGTAACTTGAGAGAATCTACGAAATCCATAATATTCATCGCATCTTTACATGTTTCATTCAAAAAGAATTGTAAATTAAATGTTTTGTTATTCGAGTTGTTCATGCTGTTTATCATTGTATTATTTGGCTGCATATTTTTACATATGTCCAAAATCATCGATTTAAAATCCGCATTCTCTTTTATAAATACTTTGAGCATATCATCATTATTTATCACTGTATTTTGCTCAGCTAATTTTTTATTTTGTTCTAATAATAATTTATTCTGCTCATATAAATTATCAATTATAGTATCATCCGCCAACATTTGAGGGTCGCATCCACATTTTTTTTTGTGAGTGTATAAGCTTTGTCTATGTGTATATATTTTCCCACATTCGCACTCGTATAATATTTTGGCACTTTTTGTGTAAGTATTTGTAAGTAAATTGTAAGTATTTAGGTGCTTTGCTGTCAACTTGTGTCTGTCGAGCATCCATTTCTTAGAGCATTTAAAGTCACATTTTTCGCATAAATATTGTTGGCACTTTTCGCCACTTAAATTGTAAGTATTTGTAAGCATTTATATACTTACAGAAAAAAGTGGCTAAAGTTTTACCAATAAAAATGGAAAAATTATCGTCACAAATTTAAAAACTTTTTTTAAGCGACCAGACCATAAAAATCAATTATGCAGTCAAAATCGATAAAATGGGAAACTATATTGCAAAACCCAAAAATGGACATTTATAAATGTCCAAAATTGACTTTCCCAAAAAAGTCTTGGGACAAAAAATAACAAGTTTTATATATATTATCACCAAAGTAACTTAAAGAAATGACCCTTCTTTATGGAACACCACATACATTCCATTAAACAACGGATCTTTATTGAATAACAGTTCTTCCCCAAACTTCCATAACAAGTCGGACCCTTCTTTATGGAACGCCACAGGCATTCCCTTGAAACACCTACTCTACCTTTATTAACAGTTCTTCCCCAATCTTTCATAACAAATCGGACCCTTCTTTATGGAACACCACAGACATTCCTGGCATTCCTAACCTTCCTATCATGCTTCATTTTCAATAAACACCGCCAATGGATCATTCGATGTAATTGGTTTCACAATATGAAATATGATTCGCCAGTCAAAATCATATTGATACTTATTATTGTTTTTACAGTCTTTTTGAATTTTATAAAGTAATTTTTCGGTATGTTTGTGAACAATTAGATCGTCATTATATACGGAATGTGTAATTATATCTCCTGCGAATAACGAATTATACGGTCTTATAATTTTTTCTAATCTCCATCGAATTACATATTCAGTTTCTTCATTGTTTACCAACATGGTTTCGCCATGTATTTTACTCGTAATATTTTTTTTGATTTCATCTAATAAATCCGTATTTGTGTATAAAGTATTATTATTCATATTCCACAATTTGACGCATAAAAGGTATATGTTTTGTGCCGATTCTGGTGCGATCATTCTATCTATGTTTATATGTAATACAGTCTTGAATGATAAATTATGAATCAATTTTATTTATTTGTATTTACGAATTCCTCCAATTCATTCATATCAATGTGTGGAAGTTGAGCATGAGCCTCCCAAAAATATCTACAATATGCCCATACAAAATCGCCCTCCGCGGTATACCAATCACTATGCGTTTTTATTAAATTATTGTATAATGTTTGCGGCAATAATTGTAAACATTGTTTCGGTAATACGTAACAAAGTTGAACCATATCTGACACTGGAGCAGGCTGTTTATTTACAATAAATTCGGTATTAAAATAGGGAATATAATGAATTAAATCAGATAATAATGGCGGATAGTGGTGATTATAACACCACCTCCAATCAGGACAGCCTGTCGTATAATATTTCATAGTCCATTCAAGTCCCTCCAAATAATTAATACATATCTGTTTTCGTCTCGTATCATCTATATCTATATTAAATAAACCTTTATAATATCGTGTTTGCCAATTTGTTTTATAAGGATTAATATATTTTTCTAACTCTCTTTCGTGAGTAGGAATCGTATCAAATTTTTTGTATTTTTCTTCTGGGGTTACCTCAGGGACATATGTTTTCTCTCTTTTGTCGCGTAATTTTGTCTCCATTTTCAGATTGTCTTCTTCTAAATCGGCCAAAAATTGTACTAGTTTTCTAACATTTTTCCAATATATATTTTTACCATCCGTTAAATTATCATTGGTTCCGCCGATAGTTGCCTTATATGCGTTCAATAATTTATCGATACCACCAGTTCTGATATTAATCGATGGAAAATGTGGCAAAAAATCATTCCCTAGGAAAAAACACATGAAAATGTAGTCATATAGGCGATTCTTTTGCTGTTCCGTAGTCAACTCAATATTATTATTCATATTAGCCGTTATTACATTTGCCAGTTCTGGAATATCTAGGATGTAATTTTCGTTTGGCTCTAACTCAGAATTAATTGATTTAATAAACTCTGGTGTTTCTCTAAATAAATATATTTTTTCACTAATAGGGAGATGATTTAAGCAAAGCATAATAAGGTCAGCATCTAAACCGTAAACAATTGTGGTCGAATCTTTATGATACGCTTGTTGCGTTCGAATAAAATCGAATAGTTTGTGTTCGCCTTCTTGCGCACGATCACTTAATGAGAGAATAATATGTTTCACATTGTATTTGTCTGGATCATTATAATAGGAACGAATTCCGGCATTGAGTTCGCTCATAAATTTAGTCCCAGGAGTTATTGCCGTCGTGTTAAACGGATCTGGTTTCGTATCCTTAAAAATAGATTTGGAAATTTGCGCTTGATAAAGGGATCTAAATCGTCTTTGACGCTGTTGTTCTAGCTTGGCAACTGGAGCGACACCATCAAACGCAATATAAATATACGTATCTGGTTGAATTAGCTCGATATATTCGTCTATTTTTTTAATAACGCAGCGGATAATGGTTTTAACATCAGAATCAACAAGGGTTGTAAAATCTATGTTATAAATGGCATCATAAATGATACTATTGCTGTCTAAATAAAGATTATTCGCTTTTAAACAATCTTTATTTATTTTTTTGATGATATTCGAGTGATTTTTCACAAGATGACTAAAAAATGCTGGTATTCCCATAGTTACTGTTATTATTATATAGCAATAAATGTTTAAATGATAGTAAAATATATCTAAATGTGTAAATGTTTAACGACGTAAAATTAAATAAAAATAAAATATATAAGAATATAATGACAGATAAAAATGATAATATGAACATCAAAAAAGAAATAAACAAAAATCCAGCTGATGTTTTATTATTAGTTGATAAAAAGATTGAGTTTTTTAAAGATGTTATTCAAAAAACCATCATTCACGTTCAAAAAAATAAATTGATGGATATTTTAGGAATTAGTGATGTGAGTACGTGTATCGATAGATTAAGTGAATTAAGCACACAAATAAAAGGAATCTCCGACAATAATAAACCTACTACGTCTGCGGAAATTGTGGTAAGTGGATTACAAAACATTAATAATGAATTGTCCGGTTTATTAAAGAATTACGGAACATACAGTCTAGAAGATTTATTATTCATATGCTTTGGAAATAATAATAAAATAACTAATAATGATATCGAATTGCAAAAATATGATCTATTAAAGAGGTATTTTCATCCTACGAGTTATAAAGTTCTCATGAATAAAAAAGAGGAGAATAAATTCAAAAAACAGAATGATGATTATATTGATGAAAATATGAAAAATTTAGATTGTTTTGATGTAGTATCTAATTTTAAACAGTTTCATATGAAAGTGTATGGTATTAAATTATACGTACATAATATAGCTTTAAATAAAAGCTTATTAATTTATGGCATTGTAGATGATATAATACTTGATTTTTTGAATAACAAATTTATTTTATCAAAACAACAAAATATACACAATAATTTGCCAGTTGAACCAGAATTTCACGGCGATATGTTTGATGTTTTCATATCTTCGTTGATTTTAAAAGATTATCTAATACATGACAATTTTTTAGATATTTACGGTAAATTTGCTGGATACATTAGTCAAAATAATTCTCTGCGTCAAAAACAAATTGCTGTTGCTGTAAAAGAGTTCATAACGGATGATATGTATTTAAAACGCAACACTTTAATTCATTTGCTAATAAGATCCTCGAATTATGAAAACCAATATTTGGCGTATTTATTATACGATCTTCTCTCTAATGATTCAAATGGGTCTGTAGATACCAAGGAACAAACTATATTATTTGATAGTTTTCCTTGGCCAATAAAACAATTTTTTAAACAGGCAATGAAAAAAACAATACAATATACCAATGAACTGTCTAATTTTGATTTAAATAAGATACCATTAGAACAGCAAATTTGTTTGATGAAGGTTTCAGACAATATAAAAGAAAAGGCGATGATGAAACTAAAAGAGGTAAAGGCAAAATCGGAAGATTCTGGATCAAAGGCGCGTCAATATTTGGACGGATTACTGAAAATTCCGTTTAACGTATACAAACGTGAACCTGTATTGAATGTAATGGATAAAATACGTGGACAATTTAAAGATATGTACAAAAAACATAACGTGGAAAAATTGTGCCAAACGATCCCAAATAAGGAAAAATATACAAGTATTGAAATATTAAAATACCTTAACCAAATCAAAAGCATAAAAAACATCAATGTAAATGCGAATACTGAAATGTCACATAAAATTAAAACGCATTTGTTACATGGTGATAAAAACAAATTAAGTCATAATATAATTTTAATAAATGAATTTTTAAAAAAAAATAACTTGAAACAATATCGAATTAAATATAATACTTTAAAAAAGGATGAGTTAAAAATAGAAATAGAGAATTTTCTAGAATTATGTTCTAAACAGACAAATAGTGAATTTTTAATGAATGATCTTAAAACCTGTTTTTTAATTGGTAATAGTACTAGTAGCAATAATAATAACAACAATAATAACAATAATAACAATAACAATAATAACAATAATAACAATAGTAATAGTAAGAAAAATACGAAAGATGATATTCAAAATGATATTGCCTTAATAGATGAAAATGTAAAACAAATAACTGATTATATGGGACAAGTTAAAACAACTTTAGATAAGGCGGTTCATGGTCATGATAAAGCCAAAAGACAAATAGAGAGAATCATTGGGCAATGGATTAATGGTGAACAAAAAGGAGCATGTTTTGGGTTTGAAGGTAACCCTGGTATAGGCAAGACCACCTTGGCAAAAGGTCTGGCGGATTGTTTAAAAGATGAAAACGGAAATAGCAGACCTTTTTCGTTAATAGCGCTAGGAGGCGATTCTAACGCATCTACTTTAGTAGGCCACAACTACACTTATGTAGGGTCGACTTTTGGGTCAATTGTCCAGATTTTAATGGATAAAAAATGTATGAATCCGGTAATATTATTAGACGAAGTTGACAAAATATCTAAGACGGAGCATGGTAAGGAAATAACCGGCATTTTAACACATTTATTAGATCCGACTCAAAATGACAGTTTTCAGGACAAATATTTTTCTGGAATTGACATTGATTTATCAAAAGTGTTGTTTATTTTGTCGTATAACGACGCAGAATCCATAGATAGAATTTTATTAGATCGTGTTCACCGAGTTAAATTTGAAAGTTTATCGGTTGAAGACAAAATCGTTATATGTAATAAACATTTACTTCCAGAAATTTATAAGAAGGTCGGTTTGGAGGATACTATTCAATTTTCAGACGAAACATTGAAGTTTATTATTGAAGAATATACTTTGGAGCCTGGTGTTCGTAAATTAAAGGAAAAGTTATTTGAAATCGTAGGTGAAATAAATTTAAAAATATTAAAAGAATTCAATACAAATATCGAATTACCTATTATTATAACTAAAGAGGACGTTAAAAATAATTATTTTAAGGATAAGCGTGAAACTAAGATACAAAAAATACATAATGAGAGTAAAGTAGGCGTAATTAATGCTTTATGGGCCAACTCCAATTCACAAGGCGGTGTCCTTCCACTTCAAGTTAGTTATATTCCTGCTAGCAAATTTTTAGAATTAACATTAACTGGTTCTATGGGAGATGTCATGAAAGAATCTATTAGTGTAAGCTTGACAAACGCGTGGAATTTAACTAGTCTAGAGAGACAAAAGGAATTGATCGAAAAATACAATGACACAAAAAATAATAATGTATCTGGACTACATATTCATTGTCCTGATATTAGCACAAAAAAAGACGGCCCTTCGGCAACAACTGCTTTTACCGTTGCCATTTATAGTTTATTGAATAATATTAAGATTAAGAATCATTTTGGTATCACCGGAGAGACAAGTTTTAATTATGGTTTGACTGAAATAGGTGGGCTACAAGAAAAGATAATTCATTCTATACCTGCTGGAATTAAGGAGTTCATTTATCCTGTAGAAAACCAAAGAGATTTTGATAAAATTATGGAAAAATATAAAGATAAGGATATTATAAAAGGAATTAAGTTTCATGCGATACATACAGTTCAGGATGTATTCGACTTGATATTGGAGAAATAAAATATGAAATACAAAAATATCAAAGGTAACCTTGTAAAAATCTATAATAATAAAATAATATTGTTTATTATTATATGAACAATTCTAATCCTGTAAATCCAAGTAATGTAGTCGGTGGTATACCAACTACCCCATTAATTTTATTTCAACCCTTTAATATGTTAGTATTTTTATCATTTTTCTCACCGGTTATTTTGGCTATATGTATGGTTTCATTGTCATTCATGTTTCAAAATTTCAAAGGTTTTATTTATTTAGGGTTTTTACTGGGAGTTTGTGTAGTAAGAAATTTTGTGTATATGATGAATGGGTCGTCTCCTATCATAAATGATAAGACAATTTGTAATTCAGTTCAATATAGTAAATATGGCAATCCTACATTTAGTGCGTTTGTTTTCGCATTTACTATAATGTACCTTTCATTACCTATGTTTAGTAACGGAGCACCCAACTTTTGGGTGTTTTCTGGTCTACTAGTTTATTTCTTTTTGGATATGTTTATAAAAATGTATAAAAAATGTACTGTTCAAATGGGTGATTTATTTTTGAATGTGTTGCTTGGGTTAGCGTCCTCTGGATTAATAGTATCTTTGATGTATTCTGGTGGATCAGGTAAATATTTATTTTTTAATGAAATTTCTAGTAACAAAGAGATTTGTTCAATGCCTAAGAAGCAGACGTTTAAATGTAAAATGTACAAAAATGGAGAGCTAGTTGGTGACGTTTAGATATACATATTACTTCTTTTTCTTATTATTCTTTTTAGATGATTTTCCTTGTGTAGGCTCATCTAAAACAACTTTTTGAACAACTTCTTCTTTTATAACTTCTTCTTCTTTTATAACTTCTTCTTCTTTTATAACTTCTTCTTCTTTTATAACTTCTTCTTTTACAATTTCTTCTTCCTTTATTATTTCTTCTTCCTTTATCATTTCTTCTTTTATAACTTCTTCTTCTTTTACAACTTCTTCTTCTTTTATAACTTCTTCTTCTTTTACAACTTCTTCTTCTTTTACAATTTCTTCTTCTTTTATCATTTCTTCTTCCTTTATAACTTCTTCCATAATCTCTGATACTACTTTTGAGGGTTCTAATGCTGTCTCAGGTTTAATAGGTATATTTTCGATCTCTACTGGTAAGTCCACCGAAATATATTGTTCTTCAATAGCCTCCGGAATGACTGTTTCTTCTACCTTTTCAGAAGCAGGAGCTTGTGGCGGTGGTACAGGTCTTCTAATAAATGCCATAATATTTCTTGAAAACCACTCTCTTACACTTTTAACAATAAATTGTCTTTGAAATGATTCAGCCAATAATTTCATATTACCTTTTGTATTATACACATTTATAAAATTATTGAACACATAAACGATATTATAATTGTTATATACCTCTAATTTACTATAATTAAATAACGGCTTTCTTTTTTTGGTGTTAACATAATTATGAAAAATATATAACATATTTTTAAAGTCGGTTTTTGTTCTTAAATCTTGGACTTTTATTTTTCCTAAAAAAATGGTTGCATCCTGAGAACATTCTGGACAAGGTAAAAACCCACATATTTTTTTAATATTGTTAAATAATTGTACGTATAAATAGGGATAGGCATTTTCGTCTAATTTTGCTATTAATGTATGAAAAAGTGTCCAAACAGGTGGTCCCCAAACTTCTGGCGGTGACATATTGATATAACTAATACAATATAAAAAATATAAAGATATACCACAAAATATAATATATTACAACTATGAAAAATTATATAATAGAAGGAGGTGTAAATTTTTTTGATGAATTATATAAGTCACTTGATACTGACGACAATCAAGAAAAAACAGAGGAAGATGATAATATGTGTTTAATTTCAAATCAATTGTTAACGGATCATTTTGTTAAATTAAACTGTGGACATAAGTTTAATTACATTCCGTTGTATAAAGATATTTTAAATCATAAAACCAAGTTTAATCAATTAGAGTCATCAAAAGGATTACTAAAAGGTAATCAACTTAGATGTCCTTATTGTAGAGATATACAACATAATTTGTTACCATATTACGAGGATCTCGGATTAGAAAAGGTACATGGGGTGAATTTTTATGATCCTACAAGTTATACGCACTCACATAGCATCTATAAAAAATGTGAGTTTTTAGAGCCAAATCAAGATTTTAATCCAGATAAAGAAGAAAGCGAAATGAATAAAAAAATGATAAAATGTTGTCATTACGGCAGTCAAATAGGTAGTAATGATCAAATTTTATATAATGATCAAACATATTATTGTTATATTCATAAGAAACAAATGTTAAAGAAATATAAAAACGAACTGATACAGAAGGCAAAGGATGAAATGAAGAAGGCCAAAGAAGATGTAAAGAAGGCAAAGGATGAAGTAAAGAAGGCCAAAGAAGAAGAAAAACAAAAAGCCAAGGAGGAAAAAGAAGCAACAAAGAAGAAAAAGGTAAAACCAAATAATGAAAATGTTGTATTAGGGCCAATAATAATTGATTTAACGATTGAGAGTGATTTATGTATAGAAATAATAAAATATGGTTCAAACAAAGGCAGCCCTTGCGGTTGTAAATTATTTAATGACAACTTATGTAAAAGACATTATAATTTGAAGAATAAAGATTCTGTAACAAAATAATGACAAAAATAACAATATAAATATTTAATATATTTATATCGTATACAAATGGAAACAAAAGAACAATTAGTCAATAATATAAAAGAATGGATAAAAATGGATACTGAAATTAGTCAACTAAAATCGGAGATTAAAGATAGAAACAATAAAAAAAAGAATTTAACCGAAAATTTAGTTACGGTTATGAAGAGCAACGAGATTGATTGTTTTGATATAAATGGCGGTGCTTTAGTCTATAAAAAGAACAAAGTGAAAAAACCTATTAATGGAAAATCGCTATTATTGGCTTTACAGGCTTATTACAAGAATGATCCAAAGATAGCGGAAGATCTAACCAGTCATGTTATGGATAGTCGAGAAGAACAAATAAAGGAAACTATTAAACGCAAAATAAATAAATAGTGTAAGCAAAATATTACCTTTTCGTATGCTCTATATATCTTCTAGATATACACATATATTTTTCGATTGAAATTTATTTGTAATAATTCCTTTTGGACAATAATATTTTCGCATTTTATTATTTATTTTACTCATTTCAAATGGGAAATGAATTATCCAATTTTCATTGTAAAACACATCTTTTAGTATAAATTTCATAAATTGTTCAATCCATGATCCAACTAATCTAAAACGATGTTGCTTTGGCATAGCTTGAAAAAAATCATTAAAATTATTTGCATTATTATAATATTGATATAATTCAGTCATTTCTTCTTCTCTTTTATCAAATAATGAAACAAATTTATCAAAACACAAATTTGTTTTAAATTTTGATGAATATAAAAAATCATCTACCCTTGTTCTATATTGTTGATGCCTAACTTCATCTTGTTGTTTTGCGTTAAAATATTTTTCATACCATGTTTGCCCATTAAATAATATAGAAAAATAGTATAATGGTATAGAAACTTTCGCAGCTTCTTCAGTTACACATTCAATATTGGATTTATCATCAAATTTTATATGAGTAAGTGTTGGTAATTTCGTATAAACATACTGTAATAATGTTTTTATCATAATAATTGCCCCACCATATTTTTCTAATGGTCTAATACACGAACACTCTGGATCACTGAATAGTCTTGGTATACTGGCATCCACTGGGTTATTATTTTCGTATATGATTGAAATATTTATACAACATTCAATTGTAAAACTACGACTATATATTTCAGTTTTATCTCTTGAAAATAATGTATTATCTATTATTTGAAATTTATATGATCCTGATGTAACCATTATTTTTTTACTTCCATACATAATAATATACATATAGCGTATATTTTAACTTCTTTATACTTTTACACATTTGCATGTTTCATTCCCATATTTTAACCGTCGACTTAACAACAAAAATAAATAAATAGTTATATAAGTAAAATAGTTAAATAAATGATGCTATTATAATTATAGTAAATGGATACTGAAAATAATATATATGAACCAGTTGAGCCAACTTATTATAATTATAAATTTACAGAAAACTTTGAACAAAATATTGACAATCAATTAGAATATTGTAATTTATCTCAGATTAAAATTTGCGCATATGAAATAAATACAGAAGCAAAATATCCGTTTCTAAAATATTTGCTGTATAAAGATATATTTAGTGAAAAAGATGAATTGGCTTTTCCTGCAATAGACAACTCATTTTTTCATATGAGTACGCAAAATGTGAAAAATTTCGCACAATTACATTTATTTGGTATTTTAGAATTGACTGATTATGAAACGTTTTCAAAATCCATTCAGTATAAGGGTTGTTATATATATAATAATGACGTTTATGTATTCTTCGATATAACAAAAAATAATGTCATCTTATATGATATTTATAGAAAATCACCCATGTGGTTATGTTTAATCGATGAAATAATAAATGAACGAAATGTATGTGGTTTTAAAGTGAGATCGGATGTGTCTGATTTTTTTATAGAAAATCATGAACTTTGTTTTTTAAAGGACACAAATGATGATAATTATGCACTACCTGTTGTGGGATATGTCGGTAAACCAGAAAATATGTTAAATTTTACATATATATTTGGCGAGCCTAAAAGAGGCAATTCTTCCATTCTGGGTCCGTATTATTATTTTACAAATTATTCGAATGCTGTGAAACATTCTGGATGGTCTCACAATGAAATGCCGGAAACTATAGAGAATATAGTACTAACCGAAAATAAATATGGTAAATATATCAAAAATGGAGGCATAGTTCGGTTTGCGTTATTTTTAAATAAGATGAAGTTTATAGAAAATTTCCCAAATGATGATATAGATGAATCCGCTATAAAACAAGAGCGATTAAATGATTCTAATTTAGATGTAAACTATGAGCGCTTAACGATGAGAATATCTGATCATGACGGTAAATGGACTAATATTTACAGTAGCGTTTATTTAGGTAGAACGGAATTGGATAATGGAGAAATATTAAAAAACACACCGATGATTGTTTTAAAACATTATGAACAACAGTGTCCGCTAAGTTATCATTTTATAGATAAATTGTGCCTAGGAGATAAATATGACGAGTTAAAAAACTATTATATTTTATAGATAGATAGTAGGCTATTCATAAAAAATAATTATTCGTATAATTATTTTTTTTTATTCTAAAATAATTATATAATAAATGAACCTTATTACATTATTAGGGATATCCATAATATTTTTTTATAGTTTAACTCAAATACTTAAATTTTATGGTGTAGGCGAAGATGTTTACGGTGTATATGTGTTGTTTTATATTTTTATAATATTATCAATAATAATATTGCCAAACGATTATCCAAAAACGTGATTATACTATATCATTTCCTAATTCAAGTTTATATCCAGATTTCTTTTTATTTTCATCTATTATTTTTTGAATTATATATGTGTCAATTTTGTCTTTTAAATTATCTATGATTTCGGTTTCCATAGGTTGTCTATTATTTAAATTATTAAATGAACTAATAAATTCAACTACCATTTTATTATTCAACTCGGATATTTTTTTCATTCTACTTTCTTTTAAAACTTGGGTCTTTAATTGATCGGTTTGAATTTTAGCCTTATTTTCATCATTGAACCATGGATTTCTAAAATCATTTGTAGGAATAAGTATATCACAGATCTCTGGTTTCACAATTTGTTTGAAAACTTCGCTATTATTAAAATGTGATTTGAATTGGTTTATAATTTTTTCCGGTATATTTGGACTAGTTTCCATTAAGCGGTCAAACTCTTCTTTGCTCATTTTAATCATATGTCTAACATCAATTCTCTCTGAGGGGTGTTTTGCTAATTCTATTTTAATATTTCTATAAAATTTATCCCACGCTATACTGCTAACACGATGTGCTTCATTTAATTGTGTAATTTTCAAAAATTGTTGTATAGTTGTGATAATTCCTGCTAAAATATTAAAGGCTCCTACCAACATGACAAAATAATTCTGGTACTCAAGAGGGACTCTTTCTTGTGCGAAATTCGCAGTTCCGGTAAGAGTTGAAATAACAATAACCGGAATAGTATACCAAGTGTTTAGTGTTGAAAATAACGCGTTTGATTTAGAATGTAACCACCTATAACACATAGCCTTATCTGCCCATTCAATTAATATTTGTTCGTGCTCTGGTGTCCATTCTACCATATTATTACTGTTACTTTCTGAATGAGTGGTGTCATGGATTATATCTGGTTCTGTTTCATACTCCATACTAGTTGTTATATAAAATAAATGATATTTTATTTTATGTGAAAAATAAAAATAACATATTATATTATGGAGAATAGAATTAGTAAATTAAAAACTGATTTTAATAACATTACAACCACACGCAGTAATGTAAAGAATATTTTTGATATTTTACAAACGAAAATTCATAAATTGAAATCTATGTATTCTGAATTTATTAGTAATAGTAAAACGCAGCTCTTTGTGTTTGGTTTAGATTCCTTTCATTTTCAAAGTAAATTAATTGATATTGAATATGATGATATGAAGCGATTATTTTTAGCGATTAATAATCGAATGTATTGCGAATATTTCAAATTGTATAAGATAATTGTTGAATATATTATTAAAAATGTCGTCGATAAAAAAATTTCTGAAATAATAAAGGTAAATAACTTTCCTATTTATAAGGATTTAGAGCCCTTTAAAGAGTACAAATTTGAGTTAGTATTAGAACTACATGAAAATATTTTGATTTTATTGACGTCTATTATAAGTAATTTAAATAGTAAAGAAAATGAATTGATTCTTCATCAGTCTAAAAAAAATATAGGTTTGAATATTGACAATTTTATTACATCTTTTAATTATGAAATAATCATGATGAGAGAAAAAGTAATCATGTTTTTGACCTATATTGAATTTTTCCATAAACTTCATACAAAATATTTAAAGCGTTTTAATAATAAGATACAACTTATGTATACAAATATTAATAATGATATTAAATTTGACGAATCTGTAGTAGATGAATCTACTATAGAAATTATAAATGATGAAATTACTACAGAAAATCTTAGTATAAAAAATATTAATACAAATAATACAAATAATACAAATGAATTAAATAACAATATTGGATACAGTGTACCGCGATCACCAACAAGTTCTGTCCATTCTGAATCAGATGATTCAAATCATTCAAAAATTAGCGGTATTTCAAATGTATCAGATAAAATGCTGGTTGAATCAAAACCCAAAACGATTGGAGGAATGTTAAAAAATGGTATAAATCGGTTATTAAACTCTTGTAATACAATTATAAAAGAGTCTGTCATAGACAAGGTTATCACGAATACAGAAATATCAACCGTATTTGCGAATATTGAAAATACATGTGAAACAATATTATCAAATAAGATTGAGGCAATATCTGAAAATATTGAAATACAAATAGAAGAAGTTCAAACTCAGATAGAAGAGAAAGTGGAAGAAGTTCAAACTCAGATAGAAGATAAAGTGGAAGAAGTTCAAACTCAGATAGAAGATAAAGTGGAAGAAGTTCAAACTCAAATTGAAAAGACTGTGGAAGAAGTTCAAACTCAGATAGAAGAGAAAGTGGAAGAAGTTCAAACTCAGATAGAAGAGAAAGTGGAAGAAGTTCAAACTCAAATTGAAAAGACTGTGGAAGAAGTTCAAACTCAAATTGAAAAGACTGTGGAAGATATTCAACTTCAAATTGAAGAAGTTCAAAATCAAATAGAAGAGACTGTGGAAGAAGTTCAAACTCAAATTGAAGAGACTCAAACTCAGCTAGAAGAGAAGGTAGAAGAAGCTCAAACTCATATAGAAGAGAAAGTAGAAGAATCTCAAAATAAAGTAGATCATCTTGTAAATGAAATGATAGAAGAAGTCAAAGAAGTAGAAAATAGCATAAATGATGATTTATCTGTTTTAACCGAAGATTTAAATAGCGTAACGAAAGAGGATCAAAAGACTGAAGAGGAAGTTGCCAAAGAACCTAAGAAAAAACGTGTCTATAAGTCACGAAAGAAGTAAATAAAATAAAATATGTATTATAATAAACAAATATTTAAAGTTTTTTACATTACATAATAAATATAATGTTATCTCGTAATATTGGAAAACATACAATTCGTAATTTTAGTCATCATTATACCGTACCATTATCCGTACAATTACAACAACCAAATATAAAAACTTGCTCTAATTGTAAATACCAAGACGAAAAATATAATTTTATTATTAGTAATGTTGATGAAATGAAAATAATTATCATGAAATCAACCGCGCTTATAACATTATCTTATGTAACAAATTTGGCCACATTTGGATACGTTTTCTTTAAATCGGTTTTTTAATATATAAAAAAATTGAACTAAAGGTATATATATATTAAATAGTAACATAAAGACAATATGGAAAGACGTTTAAACAAAAAAGTAGAGGCTTATATTACCTCATTTAAAGATGATATAAGGGAAAAGGCTACCCAAATAGGAATTGATACAAATGAAAAAACGAATCAATTGATTCAATATATATATGATTATGATCGACTTGCTTTTAATAAAGAAGACTTTCAGAAGAGAAAACGTGTGAAAAATTTTGTTCCGATATTTGATAGATGTTGTGCGAAGCGTGCTTCAAATGAACAATGTACGCGACGTAAAAAGGAAGGAAGCGAGTATTGCGGCACTCATATGAAGGGCACGCCTCATGGAATGGTTGACGCACAAAATGACAATAAAATTACGACGCAAAAAGTAGAAGTTTGGGCGCAGGATATTCAAGGAATCGTATACTATATTGATAAATCATGTAACGTATATCAGGCGGAAGATATTATCATAAATAAAATAAATCCAAAAATAATTGCGAAATACGTTAAAAATGGGGAACATTATAGTATTCCAGAGTTTAATATTTAGAAGGTATATATTTTGTAATCAGTTAAATAAATTTATAAAAAATATTTTTTTTTATAAATGGTGGATCCTGAAATTAGAACGATTTTGAAGACAATTGGGTTTGATGGTGAATCATTAAATGAATTAGATGATTTATTTATATCAAGAGATCAATTGTTATGCGAGGCGAAATATAATGAAATTAAAAAACTTATACCAGAGCTTAAGAAATATTTTAGCTCCTCTTTTATGACTAGTTTACAAAAAAACGCAGGTAAGGCTCAAAAATGGCCTCTACTTAATCTAGTTAGACAAATATTAAGTGTATATAATTATAAAATGGTGCCAATACGCAAAAGTGACGGTTATACGCTTGAAGGTGTGAAAAAATATAAACGGTTTTTTCAAATAAAAAAGGGGACTACAAAGGATAAGGAGGATAAAGAAGAGGATGAATCTGGTGAAACTGGAGATAAACTATATCATGATAATGGTGTCGATAAAATAGACGAGGAAGACTTACAATTTACTTGTGAAGATGTATAAAAAATAAAAAACCATTAAGGTTTATTATTTGTTTATTTGTTTATTTGTTTATTTGTTTTTTATTTGTTTTTTTATTTTTTATTTGTTTTTTATTTGTTTTTTTTTTTTTTTTTGTTTTATTTT